TTACTTGGCGATGCGCTTGTACTTGGCGCGGTGCGGCTGGATGGCCTCGGCGCCGTAGGTCTTCTTCTTCCACTCTTCGTATTCGGTGAAGTTGCCCTCGAAGAAGGCGATCTTGCCCTCGTCCTGGTAGTCCAGGATGTGGGTGGCGATGCGGTCGAGGAACCAGCGGTCGTGGGAGATGACCATGGCACAACCCGGGAACTCCAGCAGGGCGTTCTCGAGGGCGCGCAGGGTTTCGATGTCCAGATCGTTGGTCGGTTCATCGAGCAGCAGCACGTTGCCGCCGGTCTGCAGCAGCTTGGCCAGGTGCAGACGGCCGCGTTCACCCCCGGACAGCTCGCCGACCCGCTTCTGCTGATCGGCGCCCTTGAAGTTGAAGCGACCGATGTAGGCGCGGCTCGGGAACTCGTAGTTGCCGATGCGCAGGATGTCCTGGCCGTCGGCGACTTCCTCGAACACCGTCTTCTTGTCGTTCATGCTGTCACGGAACTGATCCACCGAGGCCAGCACCACGGTCTCACCCAGGGTGATGGAACCTGAGTCCGGCTGCTCCTGACCCGACATCATGCGGAACAGGGTCGATTTACCGGCACCGTTCGGACCGATGATGCCGACGATGGCCCCCTTCGGAATGGAGAAAGAGAGATCGTCGATCAGCTGGCGGTCGCCGTAGGACTTGCAGAGGTTGGCCACCTCCACCACCTTGTCGCCGAGGCGCGGTCCGGGCGGAATGAACAGCTCGTTGGTCTCGTTGCGCTTCTGGTAGTCGTTGGTGTTGAGCTCTTCGAAGCGAGCCATACGGGCCTTGGACTTGGCCTGACGGCCTTTCGGGTTCTGGCGAACCCACTCCAGCTCTTTCTCGATGGACTTGCGACGAGCCGCTTCCGTGCTGGCTTCCTGCGCCAGACGGGCATCTTTTTGCTCCAGCCAGGAGGAGTAGTTGCCCTCCCACGGGATACCTTCGCCGCGGTCCAGCTCCAGGATCCAGCCGGCCACGTTGTCGAGGAAGTAACGGTCGTGGGTGATGGCCACGACGGTGCCCTCGTAGTCGTGCAGGAAGCGCTCCAGCCAGGCCACGGATTCCGCATCCAGGTGGTTGGTCGGTTCGTCCAGCAGCAGCATGTCCGGCTTTTCCAGCAGCAGGCGGCACAGCGCCACCCGGCGGCGCTCACCACCAGAGAGGTGCTTGATCTGGGCATCCCAGGCCGGCAGGCGCAGGGCATCGGCCGCGCGCTCCAGCTGGTTTTCCATGTTGTGGCCGCCCTGGGCCTGGATGATGGCTTCCAGCTCGCCCTGTTCGCGGGCCAGCTTGTCGAAATCCGCATCCGGGTCGGCGTAGGCCGCATAGACCTCATCCAGCCGGGCCATGGCGCGTTTCACCTCGCCGACCGCCTCTTCGACCGCTTCGCGTACGGTCTGCTCCGGATCCAGCTTCGGCTCCTGCGGCAGGTAGCCGATCTTGATGCCGGGCTGCGGACGGGCTTCCCCTTCGATCTCGGTATCGATGCCCGCCATGATGCGCAGCAGGGTCGATTTACCGGCGCCGTTCAGACCCAATACGCCGATCTTGGCGCCCGGGAAGAAGGAGAGGGAGATGTTCTTGAGAATATGACGCTTGGGCGGCACTACCTTGCCGACCCTGTTCATGGTGTAAATAAATTGAGCCATTGGCTAATTCTCTTTAATTTACAGATTGTTATGGTGTTTGTTTAAATTCTTGGGGCTGTATTGGGGCCAAATCTAAAAAGCTTGCCCCAATCCTGCCCCAAACCCGATCCGCTTCATCGCGGTCTTGTTCGGGGATCCATTTGCCATAAACTGTGCGGACCATGGTGCTGTCTTCGTGCCCAAGGTATGACGCTACCCATTCAGGGTTTGCGCCAGCGGTCAGCATCCAGCACGCAAATGTATGACGCATATGGTATTGGGTTCGGCGGCGAATGCCAGCCCTCTTTATCAGACGATCCCATTTGTCACCCAACGTGAATGCTGTGTAGCAAATGCTCAAACCAGGGGTCTTGCTGGTTACGTCAGGACTAATGACGAACGTGACCTTCTCATCTATCTGCCGGCGATCCCTCAAGGTCTTCTTGATGTAGTGGGATTGGCGCATGGCAGTCATTGGCCGTAAGCGCTTCAACGCCTCAATAGCTGGCGGAAGAAGAGCAATCGTCCGCTCATGGCCGGTCTTCGGTACCTTGAAGTTGCGGCTCTGGGTAATGTTGCGGCGGATCTGGATCTCGCCGCGCTCGAGGTCAATGTCCTCCCATGCCAGTGTGCAGAGCTCCCCAGTTCGCATGCCAGTCCAGCATGCGAGTTGTATCCACATTGCATCCATATCGTGCCTGGCAACCTCTTGCAGGCGCCGGAACTCATTTTGATCAAACGGGTCAGGTTTATCCCTGATCACCTCCACCTTGGTCAGCACTGATGACAGGTCTTGGTGGGTGTAGCCATTCTGCTTGGCGAAGTTGAACAGGCCAGCGGCCACCATCATGTAGTAGTTGACCGATCTGGGGGCTAAAGGTTTGCTGGTTCTGTCGCGTGGCTCTGTCATCAAGAACCGCCGCCAGTGCTGCAGGTCTTCAGTTCTGAAGGTACTGACGATTCTGGTGTGGTCTAGGTCGGTAGCCATCATCCCAAGGATTGAGCGATAGCGGCCGCGGGCATTGTCACCGATATCCACATCCTTGATCTTCAGGTAGTGCTCAACTAAGTCGCCAAGTGAGATGTCCCTGCTTGCTGTCGTGCCTGCGAACCGATGGGCATTCTTGCTATCAGGGAAGTACTTGACATAATCGAACACGCCGATGGCGATTTCGTGCAGGATGGCCTCCCGTTTTCGGGAGGCATACTTGATATTGGCTTTGGTGGCCGGCATATTGAGCGTTTCTCGGCAACGCTTGCCGTGGAAGCGGAAGTCAATGCGCAAGCTCTTGCCGTGAAGCTCGACGCCTGGGGTGATCGCAATTATGTCAGTCAGTTCTTGGTTCCGGTCAGCCAATCCTCATATCTCCGCCAGTGATAGACATACTTCCCATCAGGGGCCATTTTATAGTGAACCCCCTCTATTAGCTGGCCCTTTTTCCGCTTCTCACTAATCGCCTTCTCAGTGTACCCGAACATCTCCCCCAAAATCCTCGGCAGAACCCAGTTAGGGCGTTCCATCACAACGACTTTTTGATGCATTTGCGTCTCCATTCCGCTTCACGGCGAGCAGGGCGGCTGCAGCGAGCCGCAGGTTGATCTGTCCGAGTCTCAGATGCAGTTCATCAGCGCCGGGTGCCCGGACGTAGCCAGGGTGATGTCGTTGACAGCACCGCCGCTTGGCATGTAGCGCACTTCTGGATCCTGGCCAAGGTTGCCGTTCAGGATGAATTTGTTAATACCGCGTCTCATCAATAGACCTCCATGGCCTGATAGCGTTGCTGGAACTCGGAGTTCACCTGCTTCCATTGCGGGTCATTGGCCATCTTGAGGCAATTAATACGGCGAGCCATGGCGAACTGTGCTTTGCCCGACATGTTGGCGCTGGTGGCGTGATGCTGGGCCTTCTTGTAGGAGAGGGCGGCATCGATGTAGCTCGCGGCCTGCTCCTGTTGGATGGCTTGTTTGAGGTCATCCCGGTAATTGCGTTGGTAGAGTCTGATATCCATCGTGTCCTCCCGGACAGTCGTTGTTACATCACAGCCAGAGTGGCCAGAAACAATGTTGTACTAACCAAGATGGGCAGCCCTTCAATCCAGTCCCTCTTCACGTTCCTGATACTCCAGCTCGTTGAAGTTGAGATACTGGGCTGGTGCTTGGTCGATGGCGGCCAACCTGATCTGTTGTGAGGTCATCGGGTGGTGTGCCTCGATGGTACCGGTCAAGCGATCCGGCGCAGACCCCAGTTCGGTCGCGGCGCTCAGGGTGTAGTTGTAGCGGTGCATTTGCCTGCTCCTTTGGTGGTGTCTATCTGCCAGCGGTACCCGCCGTGTTTCTCCTGTTGGCCAGCAAGGCAGCGGGTGATGCCAACTCGGACAAATCCGCCCTTGGTCTCAGCGTCGGTGACGCTATCGAACCGGACCACCAGATCCCCGCAAGTGCCTATCACTGGGGTCTTGCGCCATTGCGGCGGTTTGACTGCGTCAACGTAGAGGCGGCGGGTATGACGACCCTTACCGTTATCTCCAACTAGACAGAAGTGTTCAGCCCTGGCAGTGAAGCGGGTCTCTTTGAGGATCTGACCCATCGCAATGCTGGCCTTACTGACGGTGAGGGAGAATTCGGCAGCCACTTCAGCGCTGATAGCACCCCCTGGTCTGGCATGCACCCATTCTGCAACCTGTTGGATGAGGCTCATGCTGCCTCCTCGTCGTTCAGTGCCAGCATCAGCTGCTCTTCATCCGGATTTAGCAGATGCTTTGCCATCCGGGTGGCGTGGCTGAGCGTGTGCTCTTCATTGGTATCACCATCCAGCAGATCGCGGATGTAGCCGGCGAGTAGCCGGGTGTTGGCTGGGGTGAGCAGATCGGCCTCATCAATCTGATAGATGACCGTCTTGATTGCCGGAAACTGCTGCCAATCCTGGAGTGGTTCGACGCTTGTCGTGATGGTGGCGAGCGTCTTCGATGCTGCTGGCAATGTGATGACTGGGCTGGTGGCCTCGATGGTTTGGCTGGCGGCTATGTTGAGCGCTACCGCTTGACGGTGGATCATGTCGAGGATGAGCTGGCCGGTGGTGATCAAGTCATCCCTGCGCAGGCTGGCCTCTGGGCGGCGCTCGCCTTGCCAGCTGGTATCGAAGATCACCACGGCAGAGGCAAAGCCGCTTGAGCTCGGTTTGTCCTTCTTCGGATCGCGGGGGACATACCAGCTCGGTACCTCAAAGCCGATGCGGCCGCTGATGAACTGGATAAAGTCGGCATCCTCCGGCCACCAGGTTTCGCTGGTCGCGGCCTTGATGAGCAGCATGATCTTGGCGCCAAGATCCCGTTGGTCGCGGCAGTAGTTGAGGATGGCCTCCATCCCAGTGATGGCATTGCCGTCGGCATCCACGCAGGGGCGGGAGTAGGGCGGGTTGGCGAAGGCGGCCCCCCCAAGGCGGCGCAGGTCGACGGCTAGATCCTGGGTGAGAGCGTTGTCCTCGGCGTCGTAGTAGTTCGGCAACAGGGTGTTGCAATTGTCGGCGAACATATCGAGTACGACCGGCCCCAGGGTGGGGGCGAATTGGTGGAACAGGCCCCAGGCCAGCGCCTTGGGTGTTTGCCACTGGTCGCCGATCTGTTTGAGTTCGTGGTCTGGCTGGGCTTGCAGGAGGGCCAGAGCCTCGGCGTAATGATTCATGTATCCCTCATCAATCAGTTGCAATCCGTCCCCCGGATCAGGGCTTGGTCTTCTTGGCAGATACCGCCTTCTTCGCAATCTTGGCTACTGCACGGGCCGCCTTGAGGCACTCATCGAACACCTTCCCCTTGGCAAAGCTGGGTGTCCGGTCGAAATGGCGTTTCGCTTCTGCAACACCGAGCGAGATCGCATGGTCAGGGAATTGCTCTTTCTCCAGCGTTGCCTTGATGTGCTTGGCAATGAACTCGCTTGGGTGCATTGATGCCTCCGCCATTTCTTAAACTGGTCTCATCACACAAACGACAGGCAAAGGGAGTCCGTGACCCGCTGATGGGCCGCTATCGCTTGTGGGATAAGGGCCCCGTTGCCGGGGCCAGGAGAGAGCTGTAACCACATGTGTTGCACTTGTGGTGATGGTTGAGCACTTCGCAGTGAGTCAGCCGTTCTGGTTGTTGGCACTGGTATGCTCTCAGGGAGCGCTGCCTGTCGAAACGGTCGCCTCTCGGCGAGGGCCCTGGTGGCGATTCACAGTGTGACCAAGGCATCCGCTTAACCCAGCGGTGGGGTATTGTGATGGAACTTCCCATCGGCTACTTGCTGCGGGTCACCACATCTCAGTTGGCCTTGGTCACCGGTTCACTCGCCAACCATGTTGTCCGCGGTCGTCCCCTGCAAAACCAACTGAGTTGTGTCCTGGCCTTTTACATCGCCAGGGCGGATGGGTTTTCGTACCCCATGGGGCCTACCGCGGTCGGTTTCCTCACCGCTGCTACTGCCATGGCTGGGGAGCTTGTGTCGTAGTTACGCTCCCATTGACGGCCTGGTTATCCAGTTACGACGCCAAAGTTGGTCGGTGATAGAGGGCTATGACCTCTGAATTTCTGCTCCTGGTGCAGATGACTTACTGCTTGTCTAATCACCGATATGTTCCAGGCCTTTCACCTGGTGGGTAGCTGGGGAGTCATGCCCGCCACTCGCTCTGCTCGATGCGGTCTTTCCAGTTATCAGCCCGCTTTATCCCCAGGCGGTCCGTTGCCACCGCTGCCAGTGTTGTGCTGGCCCTCCGGCTGGGGTGTCTTTGCACCTGACCTAAGATGATAATCACGCATCGTGGTTTTGGTGTCAACACCATTTGTGTTTGTTTTTGGTAAAAGAAAACCCGTTCAATACGGGTTTGTGATTATGTGGTTGGAGAGGCGTTATTCTGGGGTATAGGAGCCAATCACTACACCGCAAACTTTAGCCGGCTCTAGATGGTCATTAATGGTGTAGCGCGGGTTCAAGGCTCTGAGATAGGTTTTACCCATTTCGTTTTCGGCCAGTTCTTTGAAGGTGCAACTGCCATCTTCCAAGCTGGCAATCACTCTCAATCCGGATTTCGGGGGATGATCCGGGTCTACAAAGATGACCGTCCCTTCGGGGTAGCTGCGTTGCCCGTGTGGGTTCGTCATGGAATCACCACGAACTTTCAACGCGAAGGTGCGTGGGCCCGCTTTGGGATTAGGGCAGGCGTAATATTCTAGGTCTTCGTTGGGAAGCTCAAAAGAATCTGCGAGGCAAAATTCACCCGCCTGTACCCAGGAAATCAAAGGCACCATCTTTATGTCATTTTGTGAGAGCGGGGATAATTCAATCAACCGCTCTGAACTTGCAGTAGTGGTACCAAACAAAATGACCTCTGGACCAACCCCCAGAGCTTTAGCCAGCACAATTGCATCATCTGCGCTGATCTTGCGAGTCCCCACCTCATAGTTACCCACGCGTGACTGCGATGCCCAGCCACATTTCTCGGCAAGAGCCGCTTGGCTAAGACCCCATTTTTCTCGAAGAGCTTTAAGCCGCTCTCCACGGGCTAAGTGTTCATTTGTCATACCGCATATTTTTATCACGTTATGTGATACCCATCACTCACGATGCGTGTTTACTATTGAACACGATGCGTGTTTAATGTGTTCGTGGACAGGAGATCATTAGTGAACCGAATAGCTGAAATCAGAAAAACATTGGGTAAAACCCAAGCTGAATTGGCCAAAGCAGCGGGTTGGCGCGTGTCGAGGATTGGCAACTATGAGCTGGGGCTCAGAACCCCAGGACTTATTGAGAGCCGATGTATTGTCGATGCGCTCAATGCTATTGGTGCCCGATGTTCGCTCGAAGACGTTTTTCCGCCCGGCAACTAACCAGAGCATGAGGTCATCATGGCAGACACCACAGATAAAACCACGTTAAACCCCGGTTCTGTTTTGCGCACCGATGTATTGGCTGCCGCCTATCTGCTGGGACAAGCCACGAACATCAGTGATCTTGCTCGCAAGTTAGGCAAGAGCCCAGTGGTGTTGGCCAACAAGCTAAACCCGGATTGTGATAGTCACCATCTGAATTTGGGGGAGGCTGTCGCTATCAGTGAACTTGCTGGCGATAACGGGATATTGGCTGCATGGGCTGCCAGTCGAGGCTTAATGCTGGTTGCTCGGCCAGATGGGGCAGTGTGTGACGATGAGCTGGTTGAACAGGTTTTATTGGCCCAGTCGGTGTTTGGCAAGCTCATGCAGGCTATCCACGATGCCCGCGCTGATGGGGTGATTGACAAGATAGAGCAGGGGCAAATCGAGCGGATAGGTTCTTTGGTTGCAGAACAGGTGATGGGGTTAGTTTTTGCTACTAACACCAACGTGAGGAGCGTGTCGGGCAGATAAAAAAAAAGCCCGCAGCGCACGGAGGACTGAGGGCGAGACGGTGGATTGAGAAAGGACATGCTCTGTCGTTAATAAGATAGCTAACAGGGGGCTCTATGGCACCTGTTAAAAACAACAGTCATTGTTCACTTTGAAGGCAATCAATCCGGAAAAAGCCCCAGACCGCATACAACCCGGGGATGAAATAAACACGAGGACAAAAACTCCTGAGAGATATTTCGGGGGCGCTTCGCCCAGGAGCACAAAAAACATACTGCCTTTCATTTCCACAAGCAAGTTCTGGTTAATTATTGATTAATTTGTGATTTGAAAGCGGGATAACACCCAAAAAGAGCGGCCCCGCGCTGCGTCAACAGCCGAGGCCATGGTTCAGGCATCAAGTAAGGATGTGAACATGAATAAGCATACGAAACCACTTTTGGTGGGGCAAGCACTTGATGTGGTTCGGGCCCGGCGTTATGCTTTGGACGCTGCAGCAAAATCTGCAGCCGGGATTCGTACCCCGAAAATTATCAAGGAGCCGACCCACGCTCCCATCGCGTGGTTTTTTGTCGGCACTCGATCCCCATTTACTTGGGTACTGTTCGCCTACCCGGCGATCGGTATCTACAGCGTTATGGTGGCTCGGGCGGGGCAGCCGCAAGGCTGGTCGGTTTCCTTGGTTGCCGATAGTACGAACCCCGTTCGGGCTACCACCATGAGATTCGTACCTCCGGTTGGTAGTGACAACCTATCAACCAAGGAGGCTGCCATCATGGCTACTGTCCCCACCCCAGTTACACCTGAAATCCGGCTGGTGAACGGCCAAGCCGTAACTACCTCATTGGCGCTCGCCAACTACTTCGACAAGCGTCACGACAATGTGATCGCCAAGATTGATTCCCTCGATTGCTCTCCTGCATTCCGTCTCCTTAATTTTCAGGAGACGGTCTATGACCGCCCCAACCCTGCCGGCGGTGCGCCAATTCCAACTCCCTGTTACCTGCTGACCCGCGATGGTTTCTTCTTCGTGGCGATGGGCTTTACCGGTCGCCGTGCTGCCGAATTCAAAGAGGCCTACGTCACGGCCTTCAATGCGATGGAGCAGCAGTACTACGCGCGATTTTATACAGCCCTTGAGGCAAACGTTTTACATCATTCAGTGAGCGAGGCACACGACTTCTATCAGGAGATCCGGACACGTTGGGAAGACGCGATTTACCCCAGCTTGAAGGCGGTGCAGTCGCCTCTGGCACATGAGCTGTACGACCGGTTTGAGTGGATGTCGTTTTTGCTGGCCGCGATAGCTCGACAAGTCAGCTCGCGTGTACCAGGGCAGGGGAAGACGGGAGACCAACATGAAAAGGCCTAACGTCTTGCCGTATCTGAAATATGTAAACGGTTATCAACTGGTCGTGATGGGGGTGGCCCTGCCTATCTCTATCAACCAGGCCAGGGTTGTATTTGCTCAACTGCAGCGACTGGAGGTGAGTCATGGGTGAAGTGATCCGACTGGCGACAACGGTCGCAGCCCCACGTCAAAAGGTGAAACGTATGGGCGATAACCGGCGCAGCGGCTATGTGGTGTGCTGGCGCGCATTACTTGATGCTGAATGGGCCCGCAATGCCACCAAGCTTGCGGCATGGATGCGACTCATCGGGATGGCTGCCTATGAGGCGGGGGCTGTCCATTACAAGGGGCGCGACTGGCATTTACTGCGTGGGCAGTTGGTGATCAGCGCCACCGAACTGGGGCATTTGCTTCGTGACGAGCGGGGTCGAGGGCTCGACAAAAAGGGGGTCGAGCGACTGCTGGCATGGTTTGCCAAAGAAGAGATGATTGAACTTCACGGCACGCCTTGGGGGACCATCATCGAGATCTGCCACTACGACGACTATCAGGCTGCGCTGCAGCCAGCACCATCAAGTTGCGAATCATTCGCAACAGAGCAGTTTGAGGGCGCGACAAAAGGGACACCCATCGGGGTGCCGAACGGGGTGCCGAGTGTCCCGCCCAAACCCTTATGTGACGTGGCTTTGAGTGGGGGTGATGGGGCGCCCACTGTCCCGCCCATCGGGGCCCCGACCGTCGCGACAACAGAACAAGAAGTAAAAGAAATATTAAACACCGAGGATCTTAAACAGATCTCTTGTTCGGTTTCTGACGAAACCAAACGAGCGAAAAAGCGCAAACCGCCAACGTTGTTGGTCAGCACCGACGCCAAAGCCGTACTGGAACACTTCAACGTCGCTTGCGAGCGTAGTTATCAAGCCAAACCTACGGCCCTGCAGCACATCAACGCCCGTTTGGTCGAGGGATACACCGTGGCCGACTTGATGCTCGTGACCGATTTCAAGGCTGCGCACTGGGCGGCAGACTTGAGGATGGCCGAGTACCTGAGACCGATGACGGTATTCGCTCCCCAAAAATTTCCCGGCTATCTGGCTGCCGCCAAGCGCTGGGAACTGGTGGGGCGCCCACGATGTGTGAACGGTGAGTGGGAAGGGTTTGAACGCAAACGTCCGCTGTCCAACCTGGCACAGGCTCAGAAACAGGCCCAAGCATACATGGCCGCAACGGGAGGGGTCGGTTATGACGATAACACCATCCTCTGACGCGGCTGTGCTGCACCAAGGCGGCCTTCCGATCGAACAGCACACTGCTGACCCGATCGCCTTGTTCCTGGCCAACGAGTTGTTCCCGATGATGACGGCGTTCTGGCCCGCTAGTGCCAACCAACTCGACAGCAATGCGAGCAATACTGCTCAGGCCTGGGCGCTGATGCTTAGGGGCTTCCCTGTTGGCCATGTTCGCGAAGCGGTGGTCGTGCTGGCCGAGGATGCAAGTCGTCAGTTCGCACCGCGTCCGGCCGAGGTCAAGGTCGCCATCTTGCAGCGCAATCCGGTACCGAAGTTTGCCCCAGCTGGCCGCGTAATCTCCATCCGAGCCTGCGAGATGCAAGCGGAAGCTAGGGTCTATGTGCGTGATCGTCAGGTGACCGATGAAGCGCTGCAGGCCGAGTTACAACAACTACTGGCAGAGCTGTGCAGTGAGGGTGTGACGATTACGGGGAGGATTCAGTGATGGTTGGTCAGTTCAATGCGAACGTCGAGCGCGATGTGCGTGAGGCACAGTTCTGCAGGGTCGCCATCTATCCACCGATGCGGGGTTGGGTGGGCGTGAAGGTACATCTGGAGGTATCGAACTCGCTGGATACCTTGGGCCAGACTGATCCGGCGACTGCAGCCGGTTATTACCTAGTGATGGATGGTGTCGAAGAGGCTCGTGCGGAGGCGGAGCGGATCCGTGGCCAGCACGTCGAGATAGTCCATTTGTGATATTCGGGAGAATGACATGAATGAAATGATGGTGTTGAGCGCTGGCCCGTTGATGAGCAGCGTGGAAATTTCAGAGCTGACCGGCAAGCAACACAAGCATGTGTTGGATGACGTCCGCAAAATGTTGGTTGAAATTCAATCGGCCGAAAAACCGGCCGATTACAAAGACAGCCTCGGACGTACTCAGCCGTGTCTTATGTTGAACAAGGATGAAACCCTGTGCTTGGTGGCCGGCTACAGTGCCGTGATCCGGATGCGAATCATCCATCGTTGGCAGGATCTGGAAGCAAAGCAAATGTCAGCGGTACCCCGCACCTATGCCGAGGCGCTGCTCGAGGCCGGCCGGTTGGCACTAGAGCTGGATCAGGCGCAAGCACTGATCGCCAACCAGGCTCCAAAGGCTGCATTTGCCGATCGGGTGGCTGGGGCCGACAAAGGGACGCTGATTGGGGTTTTTGCCAAGACGGTAGGCATGGGCCCGAAACAGATTTTTGCTGTGCTGCGGCAGTCGCGGATCCTGATGAGCGGTGGCAACCGCCACAATCTGCCATTTCAGGAGTATCTGGCACGGGGTTATTTCACGGTAGTCGAGAAGCCGTATGAGGTTCACGGAGAAACGCGCCTGGGGTTTCAGCCATTGATCACCGGGAAGGGACAACAGTGGTTGATCAAAAAGTTGCTGGATAGTGGCCACTTGAAGGGGGTATCGGTGTGATGCACTACTACGCCCAACATACGGCAACACGGGACTGGTTCGCCCCTTTACTTGGCATCGAGGAGCTGGTGAAAGCGCAGGAGGCTGGCCTCAGTATCTCGGTTGGAATGCATTTGCTTCATGGTATTGGGTTTGAGCTGTGGACCGATGAAGTCGGGATGATGGTTGGCGTGGCCCTTCGGAAGGCCGCCTCCCGGGCTCGGAGGGCGAGTCAATGAATATGGTCGAATGGTTGTTCACCGGATTGATATTGAGCTGGTTTGCATTGTTGACCCTGATTGGCTGGTGGGTGAAGCAGGCGCTGACGGAAGCAGCCTCAAAAGAAGGGGCAAAAAAGGAAAAACCGGTTACTGACAAATCTGTATTGAAGGCCAAAAGCAAGAGGTCGGCTATGACTAAAGCTTTTTTTGTGGTGATGTATGGATTTGTAGCGTTATTTGTGCTGACACATTTTCCTGTTCGGGATATGACCGGCCAGATGCTGCTTACCAGTCCCGTGGTGTGGTGGCTGATTGCTGGGGGCGTATTGTTCTCCATCCCCCGTCAATTAGCGCGGTTGCTACTGCTGTTACCTCGGATATTTTTTGGGGTGCTGGTTTGGATCGGCACATTGTTGCTGGCCTTATCCAAGGTTGTACTGGTGCTACTCAATCGGATGAATGCACATCTGAAGGAGGAGGCTGACTATGAAAGGTGAAAGGGAGGCGCTGACGGGGTCAGAGGAGATCGACCTGTCCTGGCAAAAAGTATATGTGGCAGGGCCGATGCGCGGACAACCGTTGCTCAACCGCCCGGCGTTTTTTGCGGCAGAAGCGTATTTACAAGCGCAAGGCGCCTGGGTGATGCATCCGGCCCTGCTGCCGGATGGGTGGGAGTTCGACAGCTATCTACGCATTACCACTCAGATGTTGATGGAGTGCGAGGTGGTCGCGTTCCTTCCGGGTTGGCAACAGAGTGAAGGGGCTCGCAAGCACTTTACGCGAGCTCATGCTTTTGGCATGACGCTTCTGCAGTTGGATATGACCGTGTTAACGGGAGCTCCTTTGATCATGCAACATGCCCCATTAGTCGTGAAAACATGACACATTCTGGAATGGGCTGGTGTAGGTCACTGAGGCAACTAACTAGTCGTGAAGTAGCACTGATTTTTCCTGTTCGAAACATGAAATGGCAATAACATTTGATGCGAATGAGCCTGCTAATTATGTTCTAATGATATAAACATTTTTAGTGTGAACTTTCTATCCTTGATAACGTTCAAACGTTAACCAGGGACGAACAATGGCTACTTTCTTTGACTCATCCATGTTGTTGGGGGATGACAGATTACCGGGATATAACTCACGCGCATGTGAGCGACTGGCGCTCTCTGATAACGAGGTTATGGTCATATGCCAGCGAAACAACATATGGTTGGATGCATTCAGGCTTAAGCAGTTGATGAATGTGCGAGATATCAGCTTGCATGGGATCGGGCTAAGTGGGTCGCTGCCTTTTCGCCCCAAGGATAAGTGGCTTGTCACATCCCCTTCTGGCGAGCAGCAAATGTGTGCCTATGTGATATGGGGTCAACCTGATCGGAATTTTCCCGATTGCTATCGTGGTGGTTTGGTATGGAAAGATATCCCCTCTCTGGCTACGTTCATGCAATGGGAGCCTTATCTTCATCTTAATCAACTGCCGGCGTTCCATGAACAAGTTGCGGTGCTGGATGTATTACTCCCCCGTCATAACGCCAAGCGTAGATCACTGTTATGACATAACAGGAGATGGTATTTTCAGTGTGTAGTGTTCAGCTATTGCCGTGAGGCAAGAGGAGTTTTTCATGAACCGTTTCAACAGCCGCAGTGCGGCCCGTTCCCGCCAATTACAGCTGCAAGCCAGCAACCCCGCCGGAGCCGCGCTCAATGAAAGTGTCGCTCTGTTTCAAGCCCTAGATCATTCTTCCCCCGGTTTGACCGCCGCTGAAGCTGCCCGCCGAGTGATTGAAGCCGAAGCGCTGGCTCTGCGCCGTAGTGCCAGCTATCAATTATTGGTCCGCCTTGGCCCGCTGCTCGATAAGCTGGAGATGGTGGAGAAGCTGGGATGATGCCAACCCATCCGGTGTTTGTGCCAGCCATGGGGCTGGTGCTGCTGGAGGTGGGAGAGGGGCTGGTTGCGTTGCGCTCCTCTCTTGGTAATCGTCCGGCGGTGTTGGTCCCTGCCTGCGAAAAGGGCGATCTGCTGGTGCAGTTCCCTGAGTTGGCCAGCGCTCTGCTGGATCCTGCCATCGTTAACGCTGCCGGTGGCGAACTGGCCTTGCGTGGTGTGGGTCAGTGCTTGATCGGCGAGGGCTGCATTGGTGAGTCGGTCACCGCCCAGATAGGTGGCCTGCCACTGCCCCTGTGCTGGCACCACGATAACGAGTTCCGTGACGGCCAGCTGCCGATCCACCTTGCCGAGCACGCCACCACCATTGCGCGAGCGGTGCTAACCCGGGTAGCGGGCTGGTGCGGGGTATCGCTCCCCCAGTTGCAGGCGCGGGATCTCTGTTGGTGGGCCAGCGTGTTCAAGGTGCAAGGGTTACTGCCGACCGAGGTGGTTCGCCATGCCTGTCGCTTGTCACCACGGGAGCCAGAGCGGGTGCTGCGCCCCGGGCGTGGCTATCGAGAGACCGATGCCCGCTATCGGGTGAGCCGACCCGAGCTGATGGAGCAGGACCCGCTCGCCGAGCTGCGCAGCCGGATCCGCGTCAAGCCAGCAGTGAAAGCTATCGACCCAGAGCCGCCGATGTTGCATATCCCCAGACCCAAGATGAAGCGCTGGGAGTCGGCCGCCTATCTGGCGTTCGTGCGCCAGCTACCGTGTGTGGTGACCGGCCAGACTGAGGGCATCGAGGCGCACCACATCGTGGGCCACGGGCTGAGCGTGATGGGGAGCAAGGCCCATGATCACCTGACCTTTCCACTCTGCCATGACGCACACATGGAGTTACATAACAAGGGTTGGCAGCAGTGGGAACAAGCCCACGGCAGTCAGCTGGAACACGTCGTGATGACGTTAAACAAGGCCGCCGGCCTGGGAGTGTTTGGATGACGTCAATGACGCCATACAGTGGAAAGACCGACGGTGGGCAACGGGTGAAGGCACGGGCCCGCCCGCAGCCGATACCGGGCACTATGAACAAGACAGAGCAGGCTTATGCAGATCATCTTCGGCTACTGATGCTGGCGGGGGAGGTGATCTCTTATGAGTTCGAGCCGCTCAAGCTTCGCCTAGCGGACAAGACCTTCTACACTCCTGACTTTATGGTGGTGCGCAAGGACGGCTTGATCGAACTGCACGAGGTGAAGGGGTTCTGGGAGGATGATGCCCGGGTCAAGATCAAGGTGGCGGCCAAGCAGCACTGGATGTTCACCTTCGTCGGTGTGATGCGCCAAGGCGCCAACTGGTCACTGGAGGCATTCTGATGCGGCTTGAATATGCACTTTCAATCGGGGAGCCGCGTTCGGTCATGCTCCAGGCTATACAGTCTCGCTCCACCGGCCCTTCACACCTTACCCAGGCTGATGTGCTGGGGGCGCTTGGGCTGGTGCAGAAATATGAGGGGGTGGGGCTGGCGCTGATGATGGCCCGCTACACAAAAGATACGGCCAGTTATCGCAAGGCGGTGATCGGGGTGATGGCACACTGCAGCAAGCAGGCCCCCAAGTATGTGGGCGCCATCAAGTCAAGAGGTCATGCTATGGCCCTGAAAACCATTGCGGCACTGGCCGTAGAGCACTATTGCCGCACCGCGGATACCCCGGATGCCGCTTGTCAGTGCAAGGGGAGGGGGAATGTGCGGGATATGGACGCATCCCGATTGCACGGCAAGCCCATCGATAAGATCTGCCCGCGCTGTGGCGGTACCGGCCTGCGTCCCATCCCTAGGATGCAAATTCGACGCGTCATTGAGCCGCGACTTAGCGTTCTGAGCCGTGGAGAGTGGGAACGGCAGTGGTATCCGCTCTATCAGGCCGTGCTGGCCTGGTGCCATGTGCAGGAGAGCGAGGTGGAAGCATTCTATAGACGGGTGACGGCAGCGTGATATCTGCCGTCCCTTAGAGATCCCCTCATTCTGGGCGACCCGAACAGGCCGTGCTGCTTCATACCGTCCAAGGGGGACCTGTATGGCAACTGCGATTGGCTGAATTTGTTGCGGAAGCACCGGCTTAAGTCCTGTATGAGCAGACGCTGCAATTGTCATGATAACGCGGTGGCTGAGAGTTTCTTCCAGCTCCTCAAGCACGAGCGTATCCATCGAAAAACCGATGTAGATCGTGAGGAAGCCCGACGGGATGTGTTCGATTACATCGAAATACTTTACAACTCCAAGCGCCAGCACAGTTTCAACAACGGGCTATCGGCAGTAGACATGAAAAGCAACATTTCGAACGGCACAAGAGTGTCTAGATAAGTCGGGGCGATTCAGTGCTCTACAAGTCAGGTGATAACTAAATTTGTGCATTTTTTAGGCGTCTAGTGATTTATTTATTGATTTTAACCAGGTTTCTTCTAATCAATACTTCCTTTATTGCGTTCTGCCTTTATCATATCCAAATGGTAACGCATCACCATGTAATGCTACCTATATTCCACTTATGCATCGGCCACTATTGGTTAAAGCAGCAATCTGGGGGCTGTAACCTAGGGGCGGTAGCTATTGAGTTTGCCAGACAAACACACTGCAATGTATCAATGTAACATCATGGGACTGAGTTAATTACGTGACCATTCACCGATAGTGGGTATGGGACGATCAACTCTTGAGCCCTAGGCCGTGTTCTCATAATGCTGGTTTTCTGTCTACCTTGCTAACCCTCCCCCGCCGAACATGGCAGAGAAAATCGATAAAAATTGGGCCTTTTAGAGAATGCCTTCTTAAGGCCCGGTGTATTAATATGTTAAATTAATTACGGGAGAATATCATTTCTTACCGCATAGCCTTGATTTTTATAAACGCATAAAGGATGTATTATGGGACGATTAATTGTAGTAAAAGATTCGGCTAACTTTAATCCAGAACTCGGAAGTGTAATACCCGTTGCGATTGAGAGTGACGACGGCTGTTTTAAAAAGGTAAATATTGAAGACTTCCCTAACTCTGGAATTTTTATATCTAAAGAATACCAAAAAATAGATGAGGTGTTTAAAGATGATGAGCTATTCATAATCACAGATTGGCATGAGACCGATAATGAGTGGCAAGCAGATAAAAGAAAGCAAAAATTTTACTCAAAAGGAGAGTGGGCAGAAAGGCTTGAGCATAACGCGCTCATCCCAGTGATAAGTATGCCTATGCCTGATGTCGATACCGGTAAAGTTAGTTTGGGATATGATTTACCTAAAAATACTTCTTTTTTTATCGATGATTCTGGCTTCATCAGTGGTCCGTTTAATGCAACTAAAGATGATGATGACTGGTTTTTAACGACATCGACAGTATTAACACCGTTAAATCTTCCAACAGATCATATTGCGAAATTTGATAAACGTATACTAGAGGAAAGTGGGGAACTTCTACATTTTGAAGTGCGAGGTGATATACGTATATTTATCACATCGCTGAAAAAACTACAGAGAATTGTATTTGAAAAGGTTGATTACATTTCCGCATCGAGACTAATAAAATATTATACAAAAGCTGGGTTTGGAAAAGGTAGTGGCTCTTTAGGTAAAAATGAAGCTACTAAATTGACACAAATAATCGATGCTTACAAGAAGAAAAATAAGGCAGTAAATAATGATGCTCGTCTAAAAAGATTGGAAACAGTATTATCTGAATTTCTTGATGATGAAGGTTATGGCAAGGATATAATTGAGGATTTCCTTCAGGATAATGTTGAGGGAAAAAAATATCTGGATGGTTACTTCGAAAAGAACAAAGACTTACTGATAAAAGAAAAACTTAATGAAATAGATGCTCAGACGAATGAAAAGAAAGAGCAAATTAAGCGAGAGATTAACGAACTTATACGAGTAACTGAATCTCGTAAATTAGAGCTAAGTGAAATCGAGCAGAGTGTCAATCGCGCTCGAATCGATGCTGCTTTAGAAGTGAAAAAAATACAAGAGCAGTCAGCAGAACAAGCTCATCAAAGTCTGCTTGAGAAGCAAGCTTCTCTGACGCATCAAAACACTGCGCTTGAGCATAAAATAAAGGAAAACCAAAAAGCTTTAGAAGAAATATTAGAGAAGAATCAGGATCTTAAAAGTATTACTAACTTGAAAAGCGAAATTCAGTTCCAGCAACGTACGAATCAAATCAAACATAAGGAGAATATTGACCTAGAAAGGACTCTGGAAAGTCAAAGAACGTTGATTGCATCTCCACAGCTTGGAGAAAAACTTACTGAGCTAAAAACTTTAATTCAAATGTTAAATGGGACGCCCGATTATGATGCAACGATTGATGTTAAATATGCTCAATTGCAAGTCTCTGAAGTTGAGCTAACGAAGTCTAACAGGGCCGCATATATTTATAATTTACTCAATGCCTTCCACTCTGATGAAGGGCGCCAGTTTACCTATGATGAAATGTTAAATCTGGTGATTAGTACTACACAGTCTTTCCTTACAATATTATCCGGGCCACCTGGTACAGGTAAAACATCAACGGCAATTAGATTGGCTAATGCGCTGTGTATTGATAGTTGTGAAGAACAAGTTTCCTCAAACTTCTTAAACGTAGCAGTAGGTCGTGGGTGGGTAGCCGGTAGAGATATTTTGGGGTTTTATAACTCGCTGAAAGATGTTTATCAGCCATCTAGAAGTGGGTTGTACCAATTTCTTAAAAATAAAGACAACTCCGATAATTTTTTAAAAATAGTGCTTCTCGATGAGGCTAACTTGTCAAGTGTAGAACATTATTGGTCTGATTTCTTAGGTATGTGTGATACTGAAGGTGCTAAACGCCGTATAGATCTGGGTATTCCTGATGCAGAACAACGTTTTTTGGAGGTTGGACAACAGGTCCGATTTATTGCTACTATAAATAATGATGCAACTACAGAAAAACTGTCACCACGCTTAATCGATCGTGCACCTATAATCACATTTGGCGAAGATGTTAGCATGGATGATGTATCTAATTTTGTCGAGGATTGCGGCTTCAATGGAGCTATTCCAATTTCTCAAGTTGATCTGGCCTTCAACATCCCGTCTGGAGAGGCTGACTTCCTTCCTGATGAGCAAGCAGCACTTGATCAAGTATTAGCAATTCTTTCGGCTCCAGTATCTAAGACAAGCTCCATTCATATTAGCAAGCGTAAGATAAAAGCAATGCGATGCTATTGCTTCGTAGCTAATGAAGTAGGTGGTATGAGAAACAGACCTCTTGATTATGCTATTTCACAGCATATTCTTCCCGCGATTGAAGGTTATGGTTCAGGCTTCAGGGAGAGACTGGTTAGGCTTGAGCAGAAATTAACAGATCTCGACTTAAATATGTCAAAAAAAGCATTGAAATCTATAATAGAAGAAGGCGATAGCTATGCAGACACCTATTCTTACTTCTAAGGTGTTTACATGAAGCTTACAGCGAAAATAATAAATGGAAAGAGGTGTGGTCTAGAGATTGAATTGACTTCCTTTAGTCATCCTTCTTCTAATCAGATTTTCTTTCTAGAAGATGAGGCCTTGGAGTTTCGTCTGGAAGTTGCCGAACCGTTGTATGATGTTTTTTTGTGTCTTCATGAGAATGAAATAGGTGCGACTAATAGTAAGGAATGTGATGGTCTATGGGTTTACGAATGGAAACCAAAATCCATTTATCGGTCAACATTTGAGTGCTTCTTTCATAATTACTACGGCATGGCGGAGCTATCAATAGTAACAAAAATTGATGGGGTCGGAGAAAGAGTCATACTCGAGCAATATGTTCCTGTTGAAGTTTTAGCCAAAAAATTGAACGCTGATCGAGCTGAAAAAATGTTAGAATTTTTATCATTCCATGATAATGATGCTTTAGCTGCATTTTTCAGAGTAACTCGTTTAAAGGCAGGTTTCAAAGAAGGCGAAAAATCTGTTGTATTTTTGATCGAGCAACTTGAACGGAATGTGTTGTTATTAATTACAGAGCTTCCAAAAATTTACTCTAAACCAATAGCAAAACTTATACCGGTAACTAAAGTAATCGAAGTGTCTGAACGTTCAGTAGTAGATGACACAACTCTAGCTTGGATAGCTGAAAACTCTGATTGCCTATATCCAGTTGATGATCAAGATCGGGCGCTATTGGAATTAGATGGCAGATATTATTCTTCGGATAAGATATTGGAGAATTATCTGAAGGAAGATGTTAATATTTATGAAAATCAAGTTATTCATGGTTTCATAATATCACTTATGCGAGCTGCCTCAGATATTATGAGAGGTCTTGAAGACTATCCATCATCCAAAATTCGTGCGCAATCAAGTATATCTGGATATCTTTCGTTTTTTACACAGTTAAATAAATTTGCAAAAGCAATTAACAAAAATAAAGTTGCACGATGTAAAGAGTTAATTCTCCACCTTCAGCGACTAAAACGAACTTTCGATGAGCGAGTTCCTGTTTCCTGTCCTGTAATAGGCACGCCTAAATTCACAAGAAAAGCCAGATATAATCTTCATTATCAGAAGATATTTCACAAGATCATTGCTTGGCATAGATTCGGCGCCCCTGATTGGAGTGTACAAGAAGAACTTTTCTCGATTAAAAGTATTCCAAAGCTTTTTGAATACTACTTGCTATTTTTGATTAAGCACCACTTCGACAATACGCGAATATTGGAGATGAAGCTTGATTTGATAAATAGTCCTGTGGCGGAACGAACTAACTTCGAGTATGACTGGGGGGGGTATACAGTACGACTTTTTTATGAAATGAAGGCATGGACTCATGATCATTCGAACTCGTCTGGTGCTACCTTGATTAACTCTGAGGGGTGGACTACCAACTCTGTAAATGGTGAACTGAAGCCTAGAGGGCAGCATGGACCTTACGCTAATCGATCACCAGATATGATTGTTTGTATTTTAGCACCTACGGGCGAGCAGAGGCAGTTAGTTCTAGATGCAAAATATACTACCAGTAAGAAAGCATTTACCCATTATCTCCCAGAGCTTACAATGAAATATCTTCACGGTATTCATGAGAAAAACACTGGGAATAGTTTTTCCGCTGGGTTGATGATTGTAAATCCAAGTGAGCTCTGTGAGACTCGGCATTTTCATCACTCGAGGTACAGTATTTATGGGGCCAGCCCAGTTACGCCAGCTTTATTGGTTAGCTCTGTGTCTCCAGGCATGGCTGAAGGTCTTGATTCCGACTTCAGATCTAATTTGTCCCAGTTCCTTATATTAATGAGGATGTCTCTCAGTGGGGAGCGGAGACGGAGTATTGAAGCAGCTCTTTAGGTAAGGTTAAAATAATCATTTTAGCAAAAAATGGGGGCGGGCGTTCTATTTCTACTGCCCTTTAAAATAATTTATATATATCAATGTATCAGTCCTTAACAAGGTGATCGCTTTGTTATCTGGCGGTTTGCATCGCTGTGCTCAGTTTGCGAATATTGGTATGACAACAGGTAGAAGACGCCAATTGACAACAATTTGCAATTTTTGCTAACGTAGAACTCAATGATAGAGGACTGCACCCTAACGGGTTCAGTCCTTTTTTCATTGCACGAAAAACAAAGCCCGCGCAGCAATGTGGCGGGCTTTTTGTTGCCTGAGAGATAGTGGCGGCCTGGTGATGCGCTAACACCACCAGGCCACCTAGCCACATGCACGAGGTCACGGGTTAAGCCAAGGCCACCATTGCTCTGCAGAGCGGGGTGAGCTTATCACGCTTAAGGACCCCTGATCATATGTACGAATTGCGATGCGGCCATTGTGGCAAGAAATTGGCAAATTTTGTGGGGCAGATCGAAATTAAGTGTCCCCGTTGTAAGGTCATCAACAATGCGAGTGCCTCTGAGCCCCTGCTTGGAGGTAGTCATGGAAAAACAATTACAGGACGGTTGGGTGCGGTTGGTGAACGCGGACTCGCTGGAGTTTATCAAGACGCTGCCGGCGGCAAGCGTTGATCTGATTGCGACTGATCCGCCTTATTTCGGGGTGAAGCAGGAGGCATGGGACAACCAGTGGGAGAGTGGGGCTGCTTTTTTGGCTTGGCTCGATGCCTTCCTGGTGGAGTTCCGGCGGGTGCTCAAGCCCAATGGCTCTGTGTACCTGTTCTGTTCACCACGGATGAATGCGGATGTGGAGATGCTGATCCGGGATCGCTTCCGTGTGTTGAACCATATCGTGTGGGCCAAGCCATCAGGGGTATGGAACCGGATGTGCAAGGCCGATATGCGAGCGTACTGGCCGGCGAGCGAACGGATCATCTTTGCTGAGCAGGTGGGGGCGGAGGGCAGTGCCAAGGCAGGATCGGGCTATGCGAAGGCATGCCATGATCTGCGCCGCCAGGTGTTTGCCCCGCTGATTGAGTATTTCCGCTATGCCCGTGAGGTGACCGGTGTCAGTGCTGCCGATATCAATCGGGTAACCGGCACCAAGATGGCTGGCCACTGGTTCGGTGCCAGTCAGTGGCAGTTGCCGAGCCGAGAGCAGTATGTCCAGTTGCAGGCACTGTTTGCCGAGCGGGGCAGGGCACTTGGGCAGGATTATGCCGGGTTGAGTGAGACCTATCAGGGGTTGCACCAGACCTACAGCCATCTGGTGGCATCCTATGACGAGTTGCGGGCGGAGTATGAGCAGTTGCGCCGGCCGTTCTCTGTCACCCAGGATGTGCCGTTTACCGATGTGTGGTTGTACCCATCAGTGCAAGCTTACCCGGGTAAACACCCCTGCGAGAAGCCGCTGGCCATGATGGAGCACATCATTCGGACCAGTAGTCGCCCTGGTGATGTGGTGGCGGACTTTTTTATGGGGTCTGGCACTACCGGCAAAGCTGCGATCACGTTGGGGCGGCGGTTTATCGGGGTGGAGCTTGAGAGGCCGCGGTACCTACAGACCTGTGCGGAGGTGGAGGCGTTGATAGGCGAGGGGAAATAGCGCTAAGAGGCTGCCTGCTGACGAGGACGTGTCGGCAGGCAGCGCAATTATTGAATTCAGGCGGGCAAAGCCGCAGCTATTCTCAAAGCCACCGGAATGCCTGCTACTAAACAGGGCTGTAAACCCAAGAATGTAACCCGATATTTTGGTCGTGATTATCCGTCTGGCAAGGTACAATAAGCGCTTACCAAAGAGGGAAAAATCATGGCCAGTGCTGATCAACTGAAAGCGCTGCTCCAGTCACATCTGGAGGGCGACGATACTCGTTTTTACTCTGTCGCTATGCAGGTGGCTGCTCATGAAGCCAAGCGTGGCCATGGCAAACTGGCTGAGGATCTGCGTACACTAGTCGATCAAGCTAAGACCCGGCGGGCCGCAAGGCCTGATAGCAGCGCTGTGCCGATCAGTAAGCCAAGAGGAGAGCTGGCCAACCTTCTATCCGTCAGTTACCCCAAATCCCGTATGGGCGACATGGTGCTGAATAGCGAGCTTACCCTGCAACTGGAGAGGGTTATTCGCGAGCAGCGTCACTCTGCAGAGATCCTGTCCCACGGTCTATCTCCTCGGCGAAAACTCCTGTTGGTCGGCCCTCCCGGTACCGGAAAGACCATGACTGCATCGGTTCTGGCCGGTGAGCTGGGACTCCCATTGTTCCAGGTTCGCCTTGATGGATTGATCACCAAGTTTATGGGCGAGACGGCCGCCAAGCTCAGGCAGATCTTTGAATCTACCCACCAGGTCAGAGGGGTGTATTTCTTTGACGAATTTGATGCAATTGGCTCTCAGCGTGGGCTAGCCAACGACGTTGGCGAAATTCGGCGCATTCTCAACAGCTTCTTGCAAATGATCGAACAAGACGACTCTCATAGCCTGATCATCGGTGCGACTAACCATCCGGACATTCTGGATAATGCCCTGTTTCGTCGCTTTGATGACCTGCTACATTACGAACTGCCGGATGAGGCAAACATTGCCATTGTCCTTAAGTCTCGCTTATCACGTATAGCCGTGAAAAATTCCTCCTGGAAACGTTTGGCGGCTAAAGCGTTTGGCTTGAGCTATGCGGAGTTGACTCGCGCATCTGACGAAGTGCTGAAAACAGCTCTTATTGAGCGCACCGAAAGTGTTTCCGAAAAGGATATTTCTCATGCACTGGAAGAACGCCGAAAGCTATCGAATCGGTTGAATAAGATAAGTTAACGATAAGGACATCGCATGCCGGTTAGGGCGCCGAATAACCTCCCGCATTTTATTATTCCAAATAATGCTCGAACAGAAAGATTCACGTCCCCTTCCACTGGAGGCAGTGGAAAAAAGATACCTGACAGGGACAGGAATGCGCACGGTGGCGCACTGCTTGCGAAGCTCCAGCAACTAACACCAATCTTAGCAGAAGCAGTCGAGCAGCAACGACAAGCCGGTATTGATGAAGGTGTCGGCCTACAAATTGAATTTGAAAGCTTTCCTGATGTTGAGTTAGCTTTTGAATCTCTTGCCCGAGAACGTTCAGGCATAGAACTTCGCAACGTTCGGCAAGACGGCGACCGAACCTTTGCTACAGTCTTTGTGCCAGATGGAAAACTCAAATTTTTTGAAAATCTGATAACTACCTATCTGGATCAATCGAAAGACTCCGCCAACGGTCCTAAAAACAGAACGCTGCTAAACGCGATTTCAGAGATTAGAGCTGCAACCTTACAAGCTCTATGGACCGACGCCCCCGATTCAATGCCTACGGGAGACGATGAACTTCTTTGGTGGGAAGTTTGGCTTCCGACACGAGGCGATCGCCAAAGGGTCGTGCATCAATTCAGGGGCATGGCGGCCGGGCTGAACTTCCGCATTGCCCCTGGTGAGTTATGTTTCCCTGAGCGTTCTGTATTGCTGGTCTATGGTTCCGTTGACCAGATGAAGCGTTCGATAACGACCTTAAACAGTATCGCCGAGCTTCGCCGCGCTAAGGAAACTGCTGAGTTCTTTGATTCCCTGTTGCCTAACGAACAACCAGAGTGGATTGATGAACTGAACGACCGTTTAACAATTCCCGCAGAAGGGGCCGATGTACCCTATGTCTGTTTGTTTGATACGGGCGTCAACAATGGACACCCCTTGTTGCAACGTGCAATGGCGAATGCAGATAGACATAGTGTTGAACCCGCCTGGGGTGTTGATGATGCTGAAGGGCATGGTACGGAAATGGCGGGGCTGGCTCTGCTGGGGAATATGACGGATGTACTTTCTACGGGGGCCCCTGTATCAATTTCGCATCGTCTGGAATCCGTTAAGTTACTCCCAGAAGATGGGGCCAACGCTGGTGATGCTATTCTGCACGGCTATTTGACATCCGAGGCGGTAAATCGTCCTACGGTCACTTCGCCACATCGTAAACGGGTTTTCAGTATGGCGATAACTGCCAGAGATAATCGTGACCGTGGGCGTCCCTCTGCTTGGTCTGCAACAATTGACCGGCTTGCCTATGATGCTGACGAGCAAGGTGAAACACCAAAATTGTTTGTCATCTCTGCCGGAAACATTAAAGACCCTAACGCCTGGATGGAATACCCTGACAGCAATGCTACCGATGGCATTCATGACCCGGCACAGGCATGGAATGCCTTGACTGTAGGCGCCATGACCAACTTGGTGAGAATCACTGAGGCGGATACACAAAACTATGCTCCAATTGCGGAAGTCGGTGGTTTAAGTCCTTTCAGTACCACATCACAAACGTGGCAACCGCAGTGGCCACTAAAGCCAGATGTGGTGTTCGAAGGTGGCAATGTGGCTAAAGACAACATTGGTGCCGCCTGGATGACCAGCTTAAGCTTGCTCACCACTCACGCAAATCCAACGGAACGTTTGCTCACCACAAGCAATGCGACCAGTGCTGCATCAGCGCTTTGCGCTAGAATGGCGGCCCAGTTAATGGCTAGATACCCCAACCTCTGGCCAGAAAGTATACGTGGTTTGATTGTGCATTCTGCGCAATGGACTGACGCCATGAAGCGTATGGTTCTGCCTGCGAGAGGGGAGCCAACCAAGGCACAAATAACTGCATTGGTAAGACATTGCGGGTTTGGTGAGCCAAGCCTCGAGAAAGCCATGTGGAGTGCGGATAACTCATTGACCATGATTTGTGAGGAGTTTTTACATCCGTTTAAACGTGACAGGGGTAGAGAACCTCAGCTACGGGATATGAATCTACATCGTCTGCCATGGCCACTGGACGAGCTTGAAGCGCTTGGCGAAACCCTAGTAGAAATGCGGGTCACCCTATCTTATTTCATTGAGCCCAACCCATCTGCTCGTGGAGTTACCTCGCGTTATCGATATGAATCTCATGGCCTTCGTTTCGATGTAAAACGCCCTCTGGAAAGTGAGGCTGACTTCCGGGCAAGAATCAATGCCGCAGCTAGAGACGATGAAGAGCGTGTTAACAGGAACGACAATGACCCAAACTGGGTGATAGGCAAAAAGAGTCGGCATAAAGGTTCGCTACATTCAGACATCTGGAAAGGTAGTGCAGCCGAATTGGCTAGTCGTGGTGCCATTGCTGTATACCCTTCGCTGGGTTGGTGGAAAACAAGGCCTAAACTTGAACGGTACAATCAGCGTGTCAGGTATTCGCTGGTGGTTTCTATCAACGTGCCTGACGTTGATGTGGATTTGTATACCCCAATTGCTAACCTGATTGGTGTTCCGGTTGTGATCGAATAATCGAATCGAGAGGTTTGATATCACAATTAGGGAAGGTACGAACAAGTGGGGCGGACCTTCCCTCAATCATCTGCCATCGTGCCATACGCATTTACCAAGATCACTGGTTTACCATTTTAGAAATTATTACACCGTGAGTGTTAAAATTTCGCGTTTTTTAAACTGCAGTTTAGCGACGTAGAGATCGGCAATTACTGGGCATAGAAAACTGAGGAAGTCCGGGGTACCGGCAGACGTGTCGGAGGTGGAGGCGCTTCTAGAGATGGGGGTTAGACGTGAAGTTGGAGCCGCACCCATGGTGCGGCTCTTCATCTGAAGGGGTTATTCAGCAAGCCATGTCGTTAGGAGCTTGTCGAGTTTTCCCAATGTCTCTTGATGTTTTTCAGGGGTGCGTTCTCGTAGCTTTTGCAAATTCTGTAGTTTCCAACGAATCGCGGGTAACCGCTCTGCGGTAGGTACATCAAACAGTGTCCAGTCAGGCTCTCCTCGTTTGAAGGATAGGAGAAAGTCTTTATCGCGTGGGGTAAACTGGGCTTTTAAAGCGGCAAACATTGCTTCGGGGACTTCAAGCAGCTCCTCCAAGGTGACGGGTTCGTTAGTCATCCCTTCAAACTCCTGTTGAAACGCGCCAGAGAGATCTTTCCATCTTGGGTCCATTACTTCGCTGATCGGTCTGGGATGGCCCAGAGTGTAAGCGAGGAAGCCCACAAATATCTCCCGGGTTATCCCCTCTGCAGCCAATAGCATTCGGACATCAAACAGATCCCGTGGGTGTTGTCTGTCCATTGCAGCACAGAGTTTGCCCCCGTAAAGGTCAGGCATGCTGACAACTGCTATTTCGGCGTAGCCAAACTCAGTTTCGACATCTTCAACCACAGGAAGCACTTCGGGGTCATGTAGTGTACCTCGGGCAACTGGCGAGAGTTCGATTTTGATCGTCGCAGCTCCTGTGACGATAATCCTGAGTTCATCCCCGTTATTGTCTTGAAGACGGGCTTGTAGGCCTTGTTGCTTATTCGTTTGTTCGACAATCCGCTGCAATGCGGCCCTGACATTGGCTATCGCTTCTTCTCGAGGCTCGAGTGGCAGATAAGATAAATCGATATCAACAGACAGTCGGGGGAACTCACGTACAAAAAGATTGATAGCAGTTCCCCCTTTTAGGGCAAACATCTTCTCATTGGCGATGACTGGCAGCATCTTGAGCAGTAATTGTACCTGTCGGTAATAGACTGAGTCTTTATTCATGATCGATCTCTGATGCTACGAAAAAAGGTTCTGGCACGGTGATTTGATAGCGAGGTTCTAACCGCCCTTGTGCGACAACTTGGCGTTTGCCGGTTCCCAATGTGATCTGGGTTTCATCGAGTCTCTTTGTCCACTGATGGCGATAATAATGGGAGAGAAAAAGAAATACCCGATTGGTTTGGACTGCCTTGCTCCGTGTCAATATGGATTGCACTTTACGAGGACTCAAATTAGTCAATCCTTGAAACAGATCCGCAGCATGCTCAAAGCTAATATGTTTACCTATCGAGTTTACTACCTCATATGCGGCGAGTTCGGGGCAGCTGGCTCGGAGTTCTTTGCCCTGTACAGTGATCAGTGTGAAATCTTTTTCGCTTTGCGCTGCCAGTTTCGATGTGCCGATAAACAACCAGGGTGAGCAGTCAAACTCACGAAACCATGCTGGGAGAGAGCTCTTACTCTCACCACCGAGCCAGACCTGCTCTTTTCCGAGTTGCAGATAGTGACTTAGTCCTTGGTATTTCAGGCTTGTGAGACCTGCTATGTGGGGATGGCGATTCAGTTGATTGGTGATGGCTGCGAGAGCATCAGTCCAATCAGGTAGTGAATTCTGATAGGGATTAGGGCGGTAGTAGACGCCGTTGGTCATTTTTTTCAACCAACCGCTGTTTGCATACTTAGATGCCAAGGAGTAGCTGATACCGTTTTCTATGAGCCATGGTTGCAGCACCAACGAACCGGGTGGGGCGTGGTTGGCTAGCCAGTTTATCTTTGATGATATTTTCACTCCTGAGGTATCACTTTTCATAAAACCATAAACCTCCGGTTTGACATTTGAGAGATTGTAGCACCCTGGGTGTTAATATTTCACGTTTTATAAACTATTGACTGGTGGTGTTGAGATAGGTCGCTGCAGGGCATAGAAAGATTGTCTTGGACAATCGCCTGCAGTTTTTGCTAATGTAGCTTCTAATGATGGAGGACTGCACCTGAACGGGTGTGGTCCTTTTTGCATTCTACGTCTAGACCTCTGCTTTGCAGGGGTTTTTTCGTTTCTGGGGGTTCGGATGAGCAAAGAGGAAAGCATGGCCACCGCAGCAGCCCTTGGTGGCACCGCAGTGAAGTCTGGGCCTCCGGTTTTAGTATCCAGCATGACGCTTGCCGGCTACTCGCTCAATGACTGGGTGCTGGTGGCTACGCTCCTATGGATTGCGGTCCAGATGGGCTGGTTCTTGTGGCAAAACATCATTCGGCCCCGTTCTGGGCAGGGTGGTGAGTGATGAGCAAGGTTCGCATTGCCATTGCAGCGCTTACGCTCAGTGCGGCCGGGTTTGTAGGGCTCTTGAATCGTGAAGGCTATGAGCCGGTGGCTTACCCCGATCCGGTTCACGGGGTTGCGCTGCCGACGCTGGGGTTTGGTAGCACCGAGGGGGTGAAGATGGGCGATACCATCACCCCGCTGCAAGCGATAAACCGGAGCCTGCGAGAGGTGCGGTCGTTCGAGCTCGCCTTGAAGGATTGCATCTCGGTACCGCTCTATCAGTTCGAGTACGACGCCTATGTCGAGCTTGCCCATAACATCGGCCCCAGGGCCTTCTGTCGCTCCACCATCGTGAGGCGCCTGAACGTTGGCGATTATCCCGGAGCCTGTGAGGCCATCTTACTGTTTAAGCGTGCCGGCAAGCAGGACTGCTCGGTGCCGGGGAATCGAGTGTGCCCTGGGCTTTGGAAAGACCGGTTGCGCCTCAATGCCAAGTGCAAGGGGATGTGATGGCACTGTTCCCACAGAGTAACGCGATCTCCTTCCTGGTCGGCGCACTGGTGATTGCTGCATTGGCCGGTGGTGGCGTGGCCCTTTACCAGTCGGGTCATTCAGCCGGTGAAGAGAGTGAGCGCAAGACCTGGCAAGCAAAATGGGATAAGCAATCTGCCGAGCTGGCAGAGGCCAGGGCCCAGAACGTTCAACTGGCGCGTGAGGAAGAGCAGCGTCGCCAGCGTGCTATCGACAAGGTGAGGCAAGATGCGGAACAACAAATCGCCCGGGTTGAAACTGATGCCGCTGCTGCCAGTGTTGTTGCTGCTGGGGTGCTCGAGCAAGCCCGCCGCTTGGCAACCAGAGCCAGCCAGTGCGCCAGCCATTCCAGCGTTACCCAGTCAGGCGATGCAGCCAGACAGCCCGCCGTGGTGCTCGCCGACGTGCTCGGCCGGGCTGATGCGCGAGCGGGAGAGTTGGCAAGAGCGTATGACCGAGCTAGAACAGCAGGTCTTGCCTGCGAAAGAGCCTACCTCTCCCTGACCCAATCCCATTAACCGGATCACTTATTGTCGATAGGTTAGCTGGACTGGAGTCGTGAGGTTCATTACAGGTCCCAAGGAGATTTTGCAGTGAGAGTGCGGTTCAACGGCTCACTGGTGGTGGGAGAGTTACCCAATGCATCCAGGAACGATGTGTAAGCAGGCTTCTCAGTTACCAGTACCGATCTGTCGATGATGGTTGCCTCTGCAAGTCGGTGGCATGCCTCAAGGACAAAGCTGGTGACAGAGATGCCGCGCAGTTCAGCCGCCCGCTCGAACGACAGCAATTCGCACTCTGGTAACCGGATTGCCAAGGTTGTCTCGGCAGGTTTTGGCTGTTCGATGCTCATAAGGTTGTGATCTTATCTTCGTTGACATGAAGAGTAAGTGTAACGCCAAGGTCCAGTTGTTAAACCTATTTCAGGGGGTGAATGTGCCAGCACGGGTACCTAAGGTGTGCCGCGAGCGGACCTGTCACCAGCTGACCACTGAGCGGCACGGTTACTGTCCTGCCCATGTTCACCTGCTCGATGGCTGGAAGAAGGTGGCCAAGGTCAGCTCGGAGGATCGCGGCTATGACTGGGCGTGGCGCAAGTTGCGCAAGCGGATCTTGGTGAGGGATAACTACCTCTGTCAGGTGTGCCTTGCCCTTGGCATCGTGACACCCGCAACCCAAGTGGATCACATCGTCAACAAGGCTGCCGGCGGTACCGATGCGCAGTCCAATCTGCAGGGCATATGTGACCACTGCCACGACACCAAGACTCGCGCAGAGGCGCTGGCAGCCCGCCAGGCTAAGCACCAGAGGGGGTAGGGGGGATCAAATCCTTCCAGCTTTTCGTCCTCCCCACTGCTCCGCCTCGTGAAATTTTTATACCCGCGAAATTAAAAATTAAAACCGGAGGGCTTATGACCGGAAAAGCGGGGGTGCCGGGTCGGGGTCGCAAGCCAAAACCAACATCCGCCAAGCGCTTGGCCGGCAACCCAGGTAAGCGAGCTCTCAACCAGAATGAGCCCCATTTCACCCCGCTGCTCGGGGTGGCCTGCCCAGAGTGGCTGGCAGAAGATCAATGGGCTCCAACGCTATGGGGCATGATCATCAAAGAGTTGTGCGCGGCCGAAGTGCTGTGCATTACCGACCTGCATAACCTGGAGGCCTTCTGCACCGCTTACTCTCGCTGGCGCAGAGCTGAAATTGAGATCACCCGGCACGGCCTGGTGGTCGAAGGGGCCACCGGTGGCCCGGTTAAAAATCCAGCCTGTACCGTGGCCAACGAATCACTCAAGCAAATGACAACTTATGGGGCCCTGCTCGGGCTGGACCCATCCAGTCGCTCACGCCTGATTGGCGGCAACCAGAAAAAAGGAGAGAGCAACCCGTTCAACGACTTTTAGGGATGACCGATGGCAGCACGCAAAAGCTATCCCTACGTCAACGTGGCCAATGGTTACGCCCGCGATGTGGTGCGGGGCAAGATCATCGCCTGCCGTTATGTGATCCAGTCCTGTCAGCGCCATCTAGATGATCTGGCAAAAGAGAAGAGTGCTGGGTTTCGCTACCGCTTTGATAAGGACAAAGCCGAGCGGGCAGCCAAGTTCATTCAACTGCTGCCCCATACCAAAGGAGAGTGGGCCTCCAAGCGATTGAAACTCTCGCTGGAACCTTGGCAGCTATTCGTTATCTGCGCGGCGTTTGGGTGGGTACGAAAGGGCAGTGGCCTACGGCGCTTTCGTGAGGTGTACACCGAGATCCCGCGTAAAAATGGGAAGTCGGCGATCTCTGCTGGCGTGGGATTGTATTGCTTTGCCGCGGATAACGAGTTCGGCGCAGAGGTGTACTCGGGTGCCACGACGGAGAATCAGGCCAAGGCTGTATTCACCCCGGCCCGGTTGATGGCCAAGCGGACACCCGCTTTGCTTGAGCGTTTCGGTATCGAGGTGAATGCATCCAACCTTTGCACCCCAGCAGACGGAGGGCGCTTCGAGCCGTTGATCGGTAATCCTGGTGATGGCCAGTCGCCATCTTGCGCAGTCGTGGATGAGTACCATGAGCACGCCACGGATGATCTCTATATGACGATGCGGACGGGGATGGGCGCACGCCGTCAGCCGCTTATTTGGATCATCACTACCGCGGGCTACAACATCGATGGCCCCTGTTACGACAAGCGGCGGGAAGTGATTGAGATGTTAGCCGGCACGGTGCCGGATGATGAGTTATTCGGGATCATCTACACCATTGATGAGGGGGATGACTGGACTGATCCGGCAATGCTGGTCAAGGCCAACCCCAACTTGGGCGTCTCAATCTATGCCGAGCAATTGCAATCGGCGCAGATCAAAGCCACCCAGCAGGCCAGGCAGGCCAACAAATTCAAGACCAAGCATCTTAACGTCTGGGTTGCCGCCAAGACGGCCTTTTTCAACCTAGAGCGCTGGAATGCTTGCGAGGATAAAACCCTCACCCTCGATCAGTTTGTAGGTGATGAGTGCATCCTTGGCTTCGATCTGGCTCGCAAGCTCGACATGAACTCGATGGCCCGACTTTTTTGGCGTGACATCGACGGGCGTCGGCACTACTACTCGGTTTCCCCTCAGTTCTGGGTCCCAGAAGATACGGTCTACAACACCGACAATCGACGTTTGGCCGAGCGATATCAAAAGTGGCTTAACACCGGCGAGCTCAGTACCACTGATGGGGCCGAGATCGACTATCGGGAGATCTTCGAGGAGGCGAAGGTCGCGGCGCAGCGGCATCACGTCATTGAGACGCCACTCGATCCGGCGGGCGCGATTGCCCTGTCTCACTCGCTTGCCGACGAGGGCATGACGCCCATCACCATCACCCAGAACTATCAGAACATGTCTGGCGCCATGAAGGAGCTGGAGGCCGCCATTCAAGCAGGGCGTTTTCACCATGATGGCAATAGCTTGATGACCTGGTGTATTGGCAACGTGGTAGGAAAGAATCTGCCTGGCAATGATGACATGGTGCGCCCGGTCAAGGAGAACGCGGATCAAAAGATAGACGGCGCGGTCGCGCTGATGATGGCCATCGGTCGGGCCATGATGCCAGATCGGGATGATGGCCGCTCCATCTACGAAACCTCGGACGTTTTATGCTGACACAACTTTCAATTTTCACCGTGGGCCTGCTGGGTGCTGCGGCCTTGGCCTATGGCGCCAGCCTCTACTCCCCGCCACTCGGTTGGGTGGTGGGCGGCGTGCTCTGTCTGGTCTGGTCATTGTTGATGAGCCGGGCAGTCGCTGCAGCCGATTTTGCCAAGCGCAACAAAGGGGATAACTAATGTTCCTGCCAATCATGTTCGGCAGTGCGCGCAAGGGGGGCAACTTCAGTCAGTGGATCAGCAGCATGGTAGGCAAGGCCACCAAGTCAGGGGTGTTGGTCACACCGGACACCGCCCTGGCGCAAGGGGTGGTCAGAGCCTGTGTCACCTTGCTGGCCGAGTCGGTGGCACAGCTCCCCTGCGAGCTCTACCATCGCGAAGATGAGTCACGCAAGCGGGCCACCGAACACCCGCTTTACGATATTGTCCATGCCAGCCCAAACCAAAAAGACACAGCGTTCGAGTACAACGAGTTGCGCATGGGGCATCTGGGTCTGCGGGGCAACAGCTACAGCCTGATTGATCGGGATGGCAAGGGGTATATCACTGAACTTATCCCAGTCAATCCGGACAAAATAGCGGTACTGAAAGGGCCCGACGGACTGCCCTACTATCAACTGCTGGATGGTAGTCAGCGGATCTTACCGATGCGGATGGTCCATCACGTCAAGGCGTTTAGCCTGGATGGTTATCTGGGCCTCTCACCTATCCAGACCAATCCGGATACGGTCGGATTGGCAATTGCCGTTGATGAACATGCAGGACGCGTGTTTGCCAATGGCACCACCTTATCCGGCGTGATTGAAAGCCCGAAAGAGGGTGCCAAGTTTGATACGCAGGTCAAACTCGATGCGTTTTTGAACAAGTTTGTTGAGCGTCATTCCGGGATCCGTAATGCCTTCTCGGTTGCGCTGTTGCAGGAAGGCATGCAGTACAAGCAGATGGGGATGAACAACGAACAGGCTCAGCTGCTGGAGTCTCGCAAGCAAGGGGCTATCGAGATCTGTCGCCTCTATAAGATCCCGCCACACATGATCGGCGAGCTGGATCGGGCGACTAATAACAACATCGAGCACCAGGGGCTGCAGTTTGTCATCTACACCCTGCTGCCGTGGGTCAAGCGTATCGAGTCCGCCATGATGCGCGATTTGTTGCTGCCGGCAGAGCGCAAAGATCTCTACATCGAGTTCAATCTAAGTGGCCTGATGCGGGCTGACCAGAAGAGCCGCTACGGGTCATACGCCCTGGGCCGGCAATGGGGTTGGCTCAGCGTCAATGACATTCGCCGGTTAGAGAACCTCCCGCCGATCCCCAACGGCGATATCTACCTGACCCCGCTCAACATGATAGGTGCTGGCAAATTGTCGGATGGCCTCACCAAAGCAAGCGCCGAACAACTCAACGACATCGAGGCCATTCTATGCCAAAGCTGATCAACTACCCGCACCTGGCAAGTCAGGCCTTCGGGGTGCCGCTCTATGTCACCCAGGAGGTGCTGGCTGGCGTTAAGAGCCTGCTAATGCCCCGCATGCTGGGCAGCCAACAAGAAGTGATGGCGGGCGATGACCTGCCAGATGGGTTTGAGCCCAAGCCGCTGGAGGTGCGGGGGGAATCGCGCTACCGCATCGAGGGGCTGGCGGTGATCCCGCTGCATGGCATCCTGGTGGCCCGGCGAGGCCAAATTGACAACACCTGCACCGAGCTCACCAGCTACGAGTGGGCGCGGGCGCAGATTGCTACCGCCTTGGCTGACGAACGGGTCAAGGAGGTAGTGCTCGATATCAACTCCGGTGGCGGCATGGCAGTGGGCTGCAAAGAGCTGGCTGAGTTCATTTATTCCAAGCGCAGCGTCAAGCCCATTACTGCGCTGGTCAACTTCTCCGCCTACTCGGCGGCCTACTTCATCGCCGCGGCCTGCAGCAAGGTGGTGGTGAGCGAAAGCGGCGGCTGTGGTTCGGTCGGGGTCATCATGGAGCACATGGAGGTCAGCAAGTGGGAGGAGCAGGTCGGCCTCCAGTTCACCACCTTCTACCGCGGCGATCGCAAAAAAGACGGTACCCCGCACGAAGCGCTTTCGGAGGGGGCGATGGCCGCCATCGACCACCGAATGGATCAAGCCTATGACCTGTTTGTCAGCTCGGTGGCCCGCTATCGCGGTCTGAGCGTTGAGCAGGTAACCGCTACGCAAGCGGCCCTTTATAGCGGGGCAGAGGCGATTGCTAATGGGCTGGCTGACGAGTTGGCCACGCCACAAGATTATCTCAATGGCTTGGCGGCCAGTGTGGCCAAGACGAACAAACCGGCGCCAAGCATCGGCCTGCGGGCCCGCACCATCGAATTACAGAACCAGCTCTAGCCCTGCGGCGGAGCCTATCCCAATAAGCCCCATAAGGGGCTTTTTTTATGTCCAAAGGAAACCACTCGATGAAAACTATCGAAACCCTCCGCCGCGAGCGTGGCGACATCATCGCCCAGATCAAAGCATTGGCTGATCTGGAAGCCAGTGGCACCCCGCTAAGTGATGAACAGCTCAAGCAGTTCACCGACCTAGAGCTACAGGCCAATCAGATCAGTGCCGCCATCGCCCGCCAGGAGAGCACCGAGCGCCTGATGGCCGCGCAAGCGGTACCGATCAATGCCCATGGTTCCCAAGCCCCCCCGGCCATTCACGTCAAAGCGGAGCTCCAGCAGTACCCTGGTGCGGGTTTCGCCCGTTTGGCAATGGCAGTCGCGGCTGGCAAAGGAGACCTGCAACTGGCCGAACAGTTTGCAGCCAAAGAGATTGGTGATAGCCAAGTGGCCATGGCCATCAGTACTGCCAGCGGATCCGGTGGTGCCCTGATCCCCGAGAATCTCCACTCCGAAGTGATCGAGTTGCTGCGCCCCCGCACTGTGGTGCGCAAGCTCGGTGCCCGGGTTGTGCCATTGCCTAACGGTAACCTCAGCATGCCGCGCATGTCTGGCGGCGCTCAGTCCAGCTATGTGGGGGAGGGGATCGATGCCCGCGCCACTGCCAGCCAATTCGGCGATGTGAAACTCTCTGCCAAGACCATGATCACCTTGGTGCCCATCAGCAACCAGTTGATCGGTCGCGCTGGCTTCAACGTCGAGCAACTGGTGCTGAGTGATTGCATCGCGGCCATGTCTGTGCGGGAGGATAAAGCCTTCTTGCGTGACGATGGCACCAACAATACCCCGACCGGCTTCAAGTCTGTCGCTACGGCAGCGGCACGTTTCAAAGAGTGGTCTGGTGAGGAGAACCTCACCACCATTGATGGCTACCTCGATGCGCTGATCCTGATGTTGATGGGGTCTGATTCCTTGATGATCAAGCCGGGTTGGGCGCTTAGCCCTCGCACCTGGATGAAGCTGTTCGGTTTGCGCGACGGTAACGGCAACAAGGTGTATCCGGAGATGGCCAGCGGGCTGCTCAAGGGTTACCCGATTGCTCATACCAACACCATTCCGGTCAATCTCGGTACCGCCACCAACGAGTCGGAGATCTACTTTGCCGATTTCAATGACGTGGTGATCGGTGAGCAGGACAACATGACCGTGGACTTCTCCACCGAGGCGGCTTACGTGGATAGCAACGGTGACATGGTCAGCGCGTTTTCTCGCAACCAGTCTCTGATCCGCCTCGTCGGCAACCATGATGTGGGCTTCCGCCACCCCGAGGGCTTGGCACTGGGGACCAAGGTGACCTGGTAACGAGAGCCGAGTAGCACAGGGCGACCCATGGGTTGCCCTGTTTCATCCACCCAGAGTGACGAGGAGCCATCATGGCCAAACTGAACAAAGAGGGGGCTGCCAGTCAGGCAGGCCACGGCGGACCGGCTGCCGATGCGGATACAATGCTGCCACAAACCAACGAACAACCGAGCGAGAACACCACTCATGCAACTGACGCCCCCCCATCCACTGGTGCTCCCGATACAGGGGCAACCTCTGAACCCGACCCAGACGCAAACAAAGATCCTGCCGACGAGTCGAGTGATACCGCAACAACCGGTGATGAACCACCGCCGCTGACGGAGATCAATCCAGCTGCCGAGATGACCGATGGTATCGGTCCTGACGCCAGTGAAGAGCCTGCCGCGTCAGTTGCCGACGACAAGGTATTGGTGCGTTTCACTGGCCCGTGGAAAAACTACAGCCGGGGTGATGTGACCCGCCTTGCGGCAGATGAGGTATTGCGGGTCATTGATAAAGGGTTGGCCGAGCTGGGTGAGGAGTAACCATGTTGCTGATCACCGTGGCAGAGGCCAAGGCACAGTGCCGTATCGAGCCTGAGTCGGTCGAGGAAGATGAGCTGTTGACTGGCTTGATAGACGCGGCGATCAGTCACATCCAGTCCGATATCAACAAACCGATGGTAGCTGCAGGGGAGGAGGGGCAGGTCCTCACACCAGCGCTGCGTTTAGCCGCCTTGCTGCTTATCGGTCACTGGTACACCAATCGGGAGGCGGTAGTAACTGGCACCATCGCCACGACCTTACCACTGGCGTATGAGTCATTGATCCATCCCTATCGTGAAATCGCGGTGGGCTAGGGGGAAGCATGGTTAAAAGTGGCGAACTAAATACCCGGCTGATGCGCTTTGGCGCCGCTACTGGTTCGCCCCCCGTATGGCCAACACTGGGGAAACTATGGGCAAAGGTCATTGACCCCAAAGCGGCAGGTCGTGAGGCGCAAGCCAGTATCTATGCCACCGGTACCACCTTGATCACCGTGCGATCGTGCCGTGACCTGTTGCCGGGACAGCTGCTCAAAGGAAGTCACTGTTGGTATCTGATTGAAGATATGGCCCGTGAGCCGGGGGCTGTGCAGATCTCGGCGCGCAAGCTGTCGGGTGAGCCTGCTACCTACATCCCGAAACATGGGGGGACCTATCCGGTCACCGCCTTTATAGCGGCAGAGAACCTGATGGTGGGGGCGCGCAGTGAGCCTCGTCGTCAGATTGACCTTATCTTGCCGGAGCTGGTCTATCCCTTTGCCCGGCAAGGGGACCAGATTGCCCTGCGTGGCAGGCAATACCGCATCGACGGGGTCGTTGAGGGCAGCGACAACGGCACCACGCTGCGAGTGATGGTGGTCTGATGCCGGGGGGACTGAGCCGTAAGCGCAGGGCCAAGGCGATCAACATCACTGGCCTGAGCGAGAGCAAAGAGGCCTTTGAGGCGTTCCCTGCCAAGATCCGCAAGCAGTTGGTGGCGGTGGTCAATGAGGTAGCCCGCGATACTCGCAATGACATGGTGAGCCGGATAGCGGCCGACGGTTTCAATACTGCCTCGGTCAGGGCCCGGATCAAGCTCGACAAGGCCACGGTGACCCATGACGTAGCCACCCTCAGCCTGGACTTGAAAAAGGTGCCATTCAGTCGGGTTAAATTCGCCAGTCAGCGCACCGATGGCACGGGAACGCGAGCCAGCGTCTGGGTGCTACGCGGTGGCAAGCGGGTGCAGGTTTACGGCTTTATCAACCCCTATGGCAAGAAGCGCCGCCCGATGATCCGCTATCAGAAGGCGGGCAAACAGCGGTTGGTGATGGCCGGCGGGGTGGGGCTGCGGGGCTGGTGGAATGAGATCATCACCGAGCAGTACCTGGCCGCGTTACAAGCCAAGCTGGCCAGTACCTTTACCAGGGCGATGACATGAAAGAAGCGACCCTCATCAGTGATGCATTGTTGGAAAAGCTGGCCAGCGTGACCTCGTTATCTGGGGAAGCGCAGATATGCGACAGCGATCCGCAGATTGACCAGCATACCCCGTTACCGCTGGCACATTTTCGGGAGCTGAGCGAAGGCAAGCCGGAGCGGCGTGGACGGGAGTGGAAGCGCACCCGCAATATTCAGGTAGACCTCTATCAACCCGCGAGCGCAGGCCGTGCGGGGCGTGACCAACTGTTATCGGAGGTGCTGGCGGCATTGGTGCCATCGACGGCAGGGATCCCGTTACCCGGTACCTCGTTGCTTACCATTGCCGTGGGCAACATCAACCTCGAACCCGAAGAGGTCGGCAGTGACACGTTGTTGACCTCGATCCAATTCAGCCTCACCTATACCGCCAGCCTTTAGGTTGGCACCACCATCTGGATACCATAGGAGCATCCAAGCATGTCATTTATCGACAAAGGCCTGCTGTTGGCTGGTGATGTCTACATCGCCGACATTAATAACGGCGTGAAAGGGCCGCTGATTGGTCCCATCAACGTCAACGAAATCACCGTCACCCCGCCTACCACGGAAGAGAAGTCGCGCATCTCCAAGAAGCGCAGCACCTTCGGCCAGGCACTGGATTCTGTTCAGTTGCCCAAAGACCCGGCCAAGCTCTCCATCAAGTGGGACTCCATGACCAAACAACTGCTGGCCGATGCCATCGCCGGTAAGCAGGTGGCGTTCACCCAGACGGAGACACCGGTGGTGGATGAGCTGGTCACCCTCAGCAAAGAGGGTTGGGTTGAGCTGGCCACGGCGTTTATCAAGCCCGGCACCGTCACCATCAAGTTGAGTGCTGGTGGCTCGGCGCTGGTGCTGGATTCCGATTACAAGGTTAGCGGCAACATGGTCATGGCCATCAGCGATCAGGCTGCTGCGGCCTGCAAGGTCAGCTACACCAAGGCGGCGGTGACTGGCACCACCTACACCGGCACCACAGAGACCCTGAAGCCTCGCTACTTCCTGATTGACGGTGAGAACCTGGCAAGTCCCGGCCAACGGGTGCGCGTGACCATAGACCAAGCGATGCTGGCCGCCCAAGGCGCCCTGGCGCTGATGAGTGGCGAGTTTATGGAAGGGGAACTGGAAGGCTCACTGGTCACGCTGCCAGGGAAAAGCGATCCATATCGCATTGAAATTATTAACTAAGTTGGTGCGTGTTGTGCCAGTAATCTACATGATTGTGGTGCTGGCACAGTAACGTACTGACTAAAATTGTTTACCATTGTGGCGTAACCTCAGTTAATATTGAAATATAGCTTGCAGTAAATGAAGACCAAGTAGGAACGACATCATGAGTCTAGAAGTGATGACTGATTCTCTATTACTTGCTGGCGTGACACCTCAACAATTGTCTACTGGACAGCTCGAGGCACGTCGTGCCTTGCAGGAAGGGCGAGTAACCCCCCCACTACGTCGTACTAGGACGCGAGTCACCGTTGCAGTAGCCGAACAGAACTGTGATAAAATGGTCGCCAGGATGGAAAGATATCTAGGGGCATGAGTGTCAGAGCAGATCCAATTCAATTTTCAAGGGCTGGTTGTACCTCATCCAGCCCTTGATCTTACTGATGATAACACCAAAGCAGTATATGAGATTTTTGACTTTTACTGGCGTTTTGGTGCTGATTATGAAGTAGGCCTTGATACAGCCCTTTCCCAACCTGCCCACATTAAGATGCTTGCGATCAGGCATTCGCACATCAAACCAGCAGAGTTTACTGGCGAAGAACGTAAGTTTGGAAAGCAGGCAACTGAACGGTGTTGGCAAGAGTGGGAGTCTGCAAACTGGGATCCTGCGATGGACGCACCTTCCTACAGAATCCCCGTATCTGATGAATGGGTAGTATATTGCGTTGATAGTGATAGGACCGCCTGTTTCTTGGGTTACGTACCTCGTTTGGCCCATCAATATTGTGCAAATGGTTCTCCGTTATTGAGTGCTTTCATGGCATCTGCAGAGAATTGGTTCCAATCGGAGAATAGGCACCCAATGCCATTCGAGGAAATGCCGCATTTGTTCGGTGACAAGTGGCGAATAGCGACCCGTTAATCCAAAAAGATAAAGTCATCCTTAAAACCCGCTTCGGCGGGTTTTTTCATTTCTGAGGAATTCCAATGGCCAGCAACGACACCGATATCCAGCTACGGATCCGCGCTGCCGTGGAAGGGCTGGCCGAGATCAGCAAGCTCATTGCCGAGGTGGATACCCTTGGCGGTGAGACACAATCCAGTAGCGAACAGGTCAGTGGTCTTGGTGATGAGCTGCAGCGGCTTGGTGAGCAGAATGCCACCCTGACCCAGTTTGCCAACCTCAAGCGCAGTACCGCTGATTTGGGTGATGGGCTGGAACAAGCCCGTACCCGCGCCACTGGCATGGGCAAGGCATTGGCCGAGTCCAAGCAAGAACTGACCTCATCCAATACGGCTTATAGCGCCAGCCGGCAGGAGACCGAGCGGCTGGCCAGCGCCAATGCCGAGGCCAAGGCAAAGGTTGATCTGCTGCGCCAAGCAAACAGCGAAGCTACCACTGTCACCAAGGCGCAGCGCCAGGCACTTAAGGATGCCCGTGAGCAGGTGCGCTTGCTTGGCGATCAGTACAAAGAGAGCTCAGGTCAAACCAATGAGCTCAAGCGTGGGTTGGAATCCAGCGAGAAGGCGCTGCGCCAACAGACTCGTGAGTTCAATTCGGCCCGCCGTGAAGTGCAATCCCTCGATACTCAGTATCAGCGCCAGAACGTGACCCTCAACGGGCTGCGCCGTTCGCTGACCGATGCCGGGATCGACACTCGCAAGCTGGCCAGTGAGCAGAAACGGGTTGAGGCCGCCAGCCAGCAGGCGGCCAGCCAGATCGCCTATCTGAAAAACCAGCTGAGCGGACAGGCTGGCGCCTTGCGAGCCAATGCCAGCGGCTTGAGCGAATACAGCCAGAAGGCCAAGCAGGCAGAGCAGCATACCGAAAGCCTGCATCGCGCGGTTGAAGATGGTGAGCCGGGGTGGGCTGCGCTGGCCACCAAGATTGGTGGCGTTGCCGCTGCATATTTGACCTTTGACCAGCTGGTGGCAAGAACCACAGGCATGGTCAGAACAGCGGACGAGATTGAACGCCTAGGTGTATCACTCAAAAGCGTGGAGGGCAGTGCTGCAGGCGGCGAAAAAGCGTTGGCCTGGCTGCGTGAGTTCAACGAAAAGACACCGTTCCAGCTTAACGAAATCACCACTGCCTTTATCAAGGCCAAGAACTTCGGTCTGGACCCCTATAACGGGGTGTTGCAAGCCACCGCTGACTACACCGCGAAAACGGCAGGCACTTATCAGGATTTGGAAGGCGTCATTACCGCACTCGGTCAGGCGTATACCAAGGGTAAGCTGCAAGCCGAAGAGATGAACCAACTCAACGAGCAGTCTGTTCCTGCTGCCCAGTTACTGGCAAAGGCCATGGGCAAGACCACCGACGGAATTATTGCCATGGCCACGGCAGGCAAGCTGGGTCGCGCCGAAATCGAGCGGCTGATCAAGGCGATGGGGGAGGATGCGGCAGGGGCCTCTGAGGCCATGTCTAACACCTTCAGTGGGATCTGGTCCAACTTTGTTGAAGAGCTGAACCGGGTTGAGCTGGCCGTCGCTGATGCGGGGATCTTTAACTACATCAAGGATGAGCTGAGAAGTGTCACGGCGCAGATCAAAGCTGCAGCCGCCGATGGCTCACTGGCTGCGTGGGCACGGGAGATGTCAGATAGCCTCAAGGTTGCAGTGGGTGGATTGCGGGAGTTTGTTGAAGGACTGGTGGAATGGCGCGGGGCCATTGCACTAGCCGCCAAGGCGTGGGCCACCATGAAGGTGGTGCAGTGGAGCACTGACCTGCTCAAGTTTGCGGATGTGCTCAAAACCCGGGTGGCCCCCGATGCTCGTCAAGCCGGCGCCGCCATGGAAGAGATGGCCAAAAAGGGCAACAAAGTGGGCGGGGTTCTGGGAGGGATCAGCCTCGGTACCAGTGCGGCCTATACCGCACTGGCCCTATTGGCCTATGAGGGTAGTAAGGGGCTGGTCCAACTTGCTCAAGATGCCGGGATCTGGGCCGCCAAGATGGGTGAGGCGGGCGAGGTAGAGCAGCGGGTGGCCGAGCAGTCTCGAGCTTTCTTCAACCAGCTGCAGCGCCAGGGGATGACCACCATGGCGCAGTTTGACGAGTTCAAGAACATCCAGATCCTCAGTGCCCAGGAGGTGGTCAATCTCTCAGCCATCGAGCGGACAGCCTATGAACAGCGCCTGCAGGGCCACCGTGAATACCTGACTGGGCAACTGCAGGTGCAAAAGGCGCTGGAAGCGTCTGGCCTCAAAGCCGAAGCGATGCAGTATCAGGCCGATGCAGCGTTGGCCAGTATGCGGCAGGGCTTTACCAATCTGGCAGCGGCCGCGGATCTGACCGCGCAGGTGATGGATGCCAAGAGCCGCCCTGCCGTGCTTAATCTGATCAGCAGTTTTGACCAGCTCAAAGCTAAGGGCACGGAGACGGCCACTAGTATCACCACGCTGTTCAGTTCGTTGAAGATTGGCGACCCAACCTCACTGCAAAATCTCGGGCTGGCATTCGACTCACTGAAGGAGCAGGGCAAGCTTACCCAGACCGAGCTTGATGCTGGCCTGCGCAAAAGCTTGCAGGATATGAGCCTGCAGGATCTTGAGGTACTGAAGGTGCAGGCTATGGCGGCTTTCGACACCATGAAAAATGGGGCTGTCAGTACCGCTCAAGTGACCGAATCAGTATTGGCGGAGAAGCTGCGGCGCCTGGGTCTTGATTATCAGGCGTTGCAAACCGGCATCGATGCAGTTGGCCGTGCCACTATCGACACCTTCCGCGCCATCGCCACCGATGTTTCCGCTACGTCGTTAGAGATTGCGGCCGCTATGAAGGCTGCAGTGAACAAGGCTGATACTGCGCAGGAGCTCGAGGAGCTGCGGAAAATCTGGGTACAGTTGGGCCAGGCAGGGAAACTATCGGCACAGGAGCAGGCGCGGGGGTTGGGTTTCCTTGATGACAAGATCAAGGATACCAAGCGCAAAGCGGCCGAGATAGGCGATGGATTTAACACCGCCGCCGACAAGTCAAAAGTAGCTGCTGACACCATGAAGGAAAGCTTAAAGGGGGTACAGCAGGAGGCTCAGAAGACCAAGAGCGATGTTGAAGACACCATGGCGAGTATCAGCGCCATGAACTCTTTATCTGGGCGTGGGGAGGTAACCCGCACCGTCAATGCCGGCTCCTTCTTCTACAAGAGCGTCGATATCAACCAACTGCGTGGTAATGCCGATGCCCTGGCCAATACCTTGGCCGGTGTCGAGGATGAGCTCGCCCGCTACAGCCAGAAGGTCAAAGACATTCCGGCCTACAGCGAGTGGAGCAAGTATTACGGCGAGAAGTTCCAAAAGGAGATGGAGGCCATGCGTTCCCGCCTCCAAAAAGAGCTAGAGAAGGCGCAACAGAAGGCAGTAGAGAAGGCCACACCGACCCCGCAATCAGTAGGCTCGCCACCACAGCCGCAAGTCCAGCATGACCCGCGTCGCCCTGTGAGCGGCAAGACGGTCACCATCCATCTTAATACCCCCAATGGGAATGCAGAAGTCCAGTCCGATGAAGAGAATCTGGATGCGCTGCTGCGCCTGTTGAAACAGCAAGGATTGAGAAGCTGATGATTAAATTGGCCGGTATTGAATTGCCTGATGATCTGGATTGGGGTGATGAGTTTGAGTGGGAGCCTATCGGACAGGTGATCACGCCAACGTTATCGGGCGCAATCATTGTTGAAGAGGCTGCCCAGTCTGAGGGGCGGCCGATCACGCTGCGATCCGATGGCGAGGCGTGGGTGCAGCGCTCGGCAGTGGTCGCGCTTTATGCCTTAGCGTCAGCCCCATCGGCACGGATGCCACTTGAGCTAAATGGGCGCCACTTCACGGTGTTGTGGCGCCGTGAAAGTGGCGGTGGCTTTGAGGCTAAGCAGCTGTATCGGATTGCTGATCCTGACGCACAGACCCCCTATGAGATCACCCTTCGCCTTATCGAGGTAACCCCATGACCATTCTCTCTGGCGATATCGTATTGTTGGCTAGCCAGCGCCTGGTTGATACCGATGACGGCGGTGGTCGCATCACTGGCCGCGAGATCATCAGCGGTGATCATAACAGCCTGTTCCCTGACGTCAGCGATATGGATCGGGCCTATGGCACCGTGAACATGCGCAAGGCATTTCTGGCGGTGCAGACGGACGACACCGACACCTACTATGGCGCCAATGCCATGGTGCTGCTGCCGCCCAGCGATCCCAGCGTCAACCTGGCGCTGATGACCACCAAAGACCACAACGACACCCGCGACAACGCCCGCAACACTCTGGAGCGCTATCAGGCCAGAGGCCCGAAGTGGCAGGGGGTGCTCTACGATACCCAGCTGGAAGGGCAGCGGGCGATCCGCATCCTGCAACGGATTGAGGTGCGGTTGCCGGAGGTCGGGGAGGTGCTGGTGCTGGTCGGCAACGAAGGGAAGGGGAACGAGGTTGAGCAGTATGTACGGGTTGACCGGGTAACCGCCGAGCTGCGCAAGTTCGGGGTGTCTGGCTACCAGGGCGAGTTCACCCGCAACGTGGTCACTTGCGTAATCACTGACCCGCTGCGCTACACCTTTGAAGGGGAGCAGCCCAGCCCCTATGACCAGGCAACCACCAAGACCACCCTGCGGGAAACCGTGGTGGCCGATGCCGCCAACTACTTTTCGACCACCAAGATGGTGGCTGATGCGGCGCTGGGGGCAATGCGGGTGCAGGCCAAGACCATTTTTACCCAGCTGGTACCCAGTGCCCGCAGTGAAACCCCGGTGGTGGATCTGACCGCTGCCGGTGAGCTGGGCGCCCTGCTGGAGTCCGGGGTGGGCAGTCCCCACACCTTCACCACCACCTCACCGGTCAGCCCCAGTCAGGGGCTGTTCCTGGGGATTGGTGCCATGCCGGGCAGCGTATCGGTCACCATCGGCGCGGCGGTGATCACCGACAAAGGCGGCGAGCTGTTCCTGGTCGGTACCGTGGTGGGGGCTATCGACTACGGGCGCGGCCTGCTGACCTTCAACAGCCAGAGCCCGAACTACGGCGCGGCCAGCAAAACCGTGAGCTTTCGCCCCGCAGTGATGCCATCGCGCATCGCTGACACGGCCCAGATCCAGATCGCCGCCAACAACCGGGGCTATGCCTACACCGCGACTCTGCTGCCCACCCCTTGCCCCGGTTCGCTGACTGTCAGCTATCTGGCCCAGGGTAAATGGTACGACCTCAAAGATAACGGGCGCGGGGAGCTGTTTGGCCAGGACAAATCCTATGGCTCTGGCCTGCTCAACTTCACCACCGGCTCTGTGGTGCTGACCCTGGGGGCGCTGCCGGATGTGAACAGTGCGATCATGTTCAGCTGGGGTACCAAGGTCTCTTACCTCAACCGCGCCAGCATGGTGCTGGATCCGGTGCAGCTGATCCATAAGCTGGCCCATGAGGGGATCACCCCCAACAGCCTGACCCTGACCTGGCAAGCCGGTGGCGCGACCAAAACCGCCATCGACAACGGGGCTGGCCAGCTTACCGGCGATGCCACCGGCACCATCAATTATGTGACCGGCGATCTGGCCCTGCGGGTGGCCACTCTGCCGGATGGCGGCCAGGAGTACCAGGTTGTTTACCAGTACGGCGACCCGGACACCCAACGCTTTGACTACCCAGCCCGCAATCCGGACGGGACGATCACCCTGCAGCTGACCAAGCAGAACCTGACCCCCCGAATGGTCTCGCTGCGCTGGAATGCCCTTTATGAGGATGTGAAGGACGACACCGAACTGGTGATCGCTACCCGTGACCCGATCATCAGTGTGCGCGACAACGGCGCGGGCAAGCTGCTGGATGCGGCAGGGGTGGAGCGGGGTACCGTCAACTACACCACCGGCCAGATCGTGATCACGCCGGATGGCCAGGGCGGCATTCCGAAAACCCGCTATGAGTGGCGTACCATTGGCACCTATGGCGATGGCCACGGCAACACCATTGCCCGCCAGCGCTGGACACTGGTGGAGATCTACTACGTGCAGGCCGCCTACCTGTTCCCGGTGGACGACAGTGGTTGGGTTGAGGTGGAGTACCGCAGCAACAACGCCAGCAGCGCGGGCCAAGACACCGTGAAGGCCACCCCGCTGGTACTGGATATCACCCCGCGCAACGGCGAGGCGATCTTGGCCAACTCAGTGCGCTTTGCCCTGGGCGGGTCGGTCTATGTGGACAGGCAGGGGATCCTCTATCGCAACATCGACCCATCCACTGGGGCCGGTGAGCAGGCCGGTACGCTGGATTACGCCACCGGCAAGGCGACCGTCACGGTCTGGAACCCTGGCGCGCCGCCCGTACCATCCCTGAGTTCGCTGGTCACCAGCCTGGTGGCCCAGACGGTGGACGAGGTGACATTCAGGACGCCGGGGGCACCCATTGCGCCATCCAGCCTCTACCTGAGTGGTAACACCGCAGACGGGCGCCGGTTTGAGGTGACTGCCAACGGCGATGGCACCATCACCAGCCAGGATGTGAGCGGCAAGGTGGACTATCAGACCGGGGTGGTATCGGTGCGCTTTGGCCGCCTGGTGACGGCGGCGGGCAACGAGAGTAAACCCTGGTTTGACCCCGATATGGTGGTCGATGGCAAGATCTGGCGCCCCTTGTCGGTGGTGGCTGACACCATCCGGTTTAATGCGGTGGTGTATAGCTATCTGCCGCTCGATGCGGATCTGATCAAGCTGGATCCGGTGCGCTTGCCATCAGATGGCCGGGTGCCCTTCATACGCAAGGGGTACATCGTGGTGGTGCATTCCACCAAGCGCAGTGCCTTCCCCATGGGAGTACAGGCCGGGCAGCAGCTCAATACCGGGCGCGAACGGCTGGCCTATTGCCGGGTGGAGGACAAGAACGGCAAGGAGCTGGCGCCGCAGCTCTACAGCGTCAACATGAACAGTGGGATAGTGACCTTGGCCAGCCCACTGAGTCTGACCGGCTATGTGGAGCCGCTGACCGTGGTTCACCGGGTCGAGGATATGAGTCTGGCCACTGATGTGGAGATCTCGGGCCGCATCACCCTGGCCAGGCCACTCAGTCACAACTATGAGGCGGCGGATACCCTGGTATCCAGCGCCTTGATCATTGGTGACCTGTGGGCCCGCTATGGGGCGCTGTTCGACCAACGCACCTGGACAAATAACTGGTCTGATTTTCTGATTGGCGACCCCTGCACGGCGGAATACAACGATACGGATTTCCCTATCGTGGTGACCAACCGGGCCACCCTGCAAGAGCGCTGGGCCATCATCTTCCAGACCACCACCACGTTTATTTTGGTCGGCGAGCATGTGGGCCAAATTGCGGTGGGGGACGTGAATACCGACTTTGCCCCCATCAACCCCAACAACGGCCAGCCCTATTTCAGGCTTGACCGCCGTGGCTGGGGGGCCGGGTGGGCTGCGGGCAACGTGCTGCGCTTCAACACCTACGCAGCCAATTACCCGATCTGGTTTATCCGCACCATCTTGCAGTCGGTGGCAGCGGTGGATACCGACCGTTTCGAGGCCCAGCTAAGGGGCAACGTCAACCGTTAACCGGTGAGGCGTTGCGCCTTGCCCGTGGAGAGAAAAGCGATGGCTGAATACAAGGTCAAATGGTTTGCAAGCGAGATGCAGGGCGCACCGAGTCTGGGCGATACCGCAGAGGGCGCCCTGGCGGCGCTGCTCAAGGCGGTGCTGGTTACCGGCTTTGGCACCCTGACCATCAACGCGCTGGCTTTCGATGTCGCCAAGGGGTGGGCGGTGGCGACCTTTACCGGTGGTCATGCCTATCTGCAAGACTCAGTTGTTCAGGTCGAGGGGGTATCGCCTGTTGCCTACAACGGCGAGCATCGGGTGATGCAGGTCACCGCCACTCAGGTCTGGTTTGAGATTGATGGTGGCAACCCCGGCGCTCCAGGAACTGGCGCAGCCATGACCATGAAAGTGGCGCCGCTGGGCTGGACGATCACCCACGAAAGCGGTGACGGCAAGATCTTTATCGTGCGCCCCACCAATGTCAGTGAGTCGGGGAATGTCAGCCTGCGCATCGACAATTCGGCGTTTACGGGGTGGATGGGGCCAAACTATTTCAACTATCTGGCCAAGGTGGCGATGGTTGAGGATGTGGTGGATATCAACAGTTACACCAATATTGGGGAGTGGCGCTGGCCTTGTACCGGGCGCTTTTCCAACCGGCGCTGGGATCTGGTGGGTGATAGCCAGCTGTTTTACTTCATGCCTGCTTATGCCGCTGGCAGCCTCCAGTTTATGTATAGCTTTGGCTATATCCGCTCGGTTCGGCCAGGCGACCGCTATCATGCCGTGATTAATCATTATCCTACCAACAATGCCAATGAAGCCGGACGAAACTGGCAAGGAGGGTCAGGAAGCAACACGTTATGGGGAAACTTTTACCCATACTTTGACAACGCCAATCAACGGGTCATTGCCCGGCCATATCATCAGCTATTTGGTGCCACCAACTGGTTTATGAAAGGGCTGTTTGGTCGATTCGGCAGCGGCTTGAACATCCCCAATGGCCCGGACAACGGCTTTTATGTGACCCAGGATCCCACCATGGTGATCGAGAGTGGCAACCATTTGCGTGGCTATTTGCCCGGTTTGGTGTGCCCGTTCGCCACCATAGGGGCATGGGATAGGAAGAACTTCAAAGACCTGCCTGCCATGCCTGGCAAGCTGTTGCGCTTTGTCCGAGTTGGGTATGAGGAGAACAATTATACCTGGGGTCAGACCTGTCTGATGGGCTTTGACCTGACCGGCCCATGGAGGTAAGTCATGGCGACTTTCCTGCCGTCAAAAGGGTGGCTGATGTTATCGGCTGCCCAGACCATTACCTACGATGCCGCGCTTGATGTAACCGCGACCGGCGGGGCGGAATGGGCAGACTGGTTTGGCGATACCGCCGATATCGGGTTGTTCCATTATGCCTATAACAAGAGCGGTGCCGCTGATACCGGCGTGTGGGGTGGGTCTATCCCGTTCAAGCCCATTGGGTATCGGTTGAAGATTGGGGCATCCAACGCCTGCTGGACTAACGACCTGTGCGATATGGATCTGGAGTTTCTGGATGCGGCGGGCAATGTGGTCGCCGCCCTTCGCACCCGCACAGATGGCACCTATCGCAGCGGGCTATGGTACGGCCCAAGCCTTACCAGCCTGACCAAAGCCACCCAGCGAGACGCATACCCGCGCACTTATGGTGAGCTGACCTTTACCCCAACCAGCCTGATTTACACCGATGATGGCGGTCAGCATCGCAACCAGTCATTTACCCTGACCTGCAATATGGCGGTGGTGACGACCCTGCGTTTTAGCAATATGCGCTCCTACGAGACCTATACAGGTGGCAACGGTTGCCGGGCCGAAACCTATTTGCGCATTGCAGGCGGGCCACCTGGGTTTAATGGCGACTTTGCTGCGCTAACGGCAGAGCAGTACACCGCATTGCAGCCGGATTTGGTATTGCCAGTCGGTGCTGCTATTGAACATCAATCCGGGGTTGGGTTGGTTGCTTCTGGCACTGCACCATCCTATGTCTTGGCGCGCGGTATCCTGCCTGGTCAGACTGGGGTGCTGTTCGATGCGGCTGGCGCTGTGGTTGCCAAACTGGCCTACCTCAATGGTATGGCGGTGCTGACGGTCGGTGGGGTGACCACTCAAGGGCCAGCGGATGCACCCTATCTCGGCTTGGCCGCTATCAATGGGCAGGTGTTTGGCTACTACCAGACCAAGGTGTTTACCCGCTCAACGCAATTCATTGCCTCAACGCAATACAAGATATGGATAGAGCTGCAACCGGGAGACCGCCTGGACAGGATAGGGACTGAATTTGTCCCGCTCCAGGTCGAGTTTACCTATGTGCTGTTCACCACCCCGATGACCGTTACCGTGGCCAACCAGGAGACCCGCGCCCAGTTCCTGCCGCAAGATGTGGCGTGGCAAGGGAAACCGCCGTTTTATCCTGGCCCGTTGAGTATCCAGCAGATGAGCCAGCGAGTGATCTGCAAGGGGCGGGATTACTTCTGGATCCGCGATGGGGTGCGCAACGTGGAGCAGGGGTTTATTGAGAGCACGGTGACCATCAGCGGGATGGGGGTACGGCGCCGGGTGCTCTGCTTTACCCAGGATGGTGAGCTGGTTGGCGAGACCTACAGCCGCGCAGCGGATGGGGTCTATCGGTTCGATCTGCTGTGGCTGAATCGCCGTTATATGGTGGTTGCCCAGGATGACCCGGCATATGGCCCCGCTGACTACAACGCCGTAGCCGCCGACTATCAGGCGCCAAAACCCTATCCGCCTGGTGGTAGCGTGGCGCCCGAGCCGTTCCCCATGCTGGCTCCGCTCAAGAGGAAATAACCATGATCTCCTATGCCGAAGGGGTGCGCACCAGTCGCGCCCAGCTATTGGCCACGGCCATTGATACAGGCAGCGGGGCCAGTGCCAAGCTGACCATCTATACCGGCACCAAACCGGCACCAGGGGCGGCTACGACTGACCAGCTGGCTCTGGTGGCGCTGACGTTCAGCCACCCTTGTGCCAAGACGATCAGCGGTGGGGTGCTGACCCTGAAACCCCTGGCCGAGCAGATGGCCACCGCCAGTGGCGCCCCCACCTGGGGGCGCATTGTTGACCGGGATGGGGCCTTTGTGGCGGATCTCGATGTCGGGGTGCCGGGCAGCGGCGCCGATCTGGAGCTGCCCGCAGCGGAGTTTTTTGCCGGTGCGCTGATCCGCATCAATACCGCCACCATCACCGAACCGTAACCGGGGGGCCATATGGCCAGAAAGGATGCCAGCCTAGCGCTGCGTAAGGCTCGCAGTATCAATGGTCAGCTGGAGCTGAACCAGTCCGACGTGGCGCGCCTGGTCGGCATCCTGAATAGTACCAACTTGCCGCCACGCCTGAGTGCGTCACCGGGTCTGGTGCTGGCATCGGTATTGGATGGCGCCCCGCATCGCTCCAGCGCGATGCTGGACGGCTCTGTGGTACTTGATGCGGTGCTTGCCAGCCAAACCCATGGCCGGGGGGAGTTGGTCGGCGCGTTCGTCATTGAATGCACCATGGCCAGCACATCCCGCGCCCCGCAGCCTGTGCTCGCCGGGCAGTATGACCAGAACGTATTCCGAGGCCCTGCCAGTGAAATGGGGGATGAGTGGGAGCGGGCAGATAGCCATTCCCAGCACCTCAGTAGCGAATGGCAGAAGGCCGGTACCGAACGGGCAACCAGCCGTTCTCTGTGGCAACAGGCCGCCGCGCATCAGCAGCAGGTGGTCGAGCTGGGCGAGCAGATGCCCCAGACGTTCATGGCCAATCAACAGCGCTTTGCCGAGGGGTTGCCGGTCAGCCAGCAGAGCCGCCAGCGCTATGACAGCCTGGCCGCTGGCCATGTGGCGAATCAGTCCCTGTGGGTTGAGGCGGCCCCGGTCAGCAGGTGGCGCCTGGTCGGGTTCACCAACCCGCCGCGCTTTTGACCAGGCTTGGCAGGCTGACCAGTGGCAAGAGGGCATCCCCATCGGTAAAGGGGTGGCCGCTCAAGCCTGGCACCACGGCCAGCCGCTGATAGAGGGCTGGTGTGATGGCTGGGACGAGGCCATGTGGCCCACTTGGGGCAAGACCCCGCCGCCAGAGCCACCCAAACCTCCCATCCGCCCTGATAAGCGGGTGCTGCGGTTGGCGTTCGGGCGCAAGCGCGACACGGCAGAGCTGGAGTTCGTCTGGCAGGGCAGTGATGCGGCAATCGTCATTCCAACCCGGAGGGTTTATCTGGTGAGCAATACAGCGAAGATCGTGCGGGTACGCGATGGGCTCGATATCCCTGCCACTGCAGTGAGCATCGAGCTCGATACCGACTCTTGGGCGTGGCAGTTCAGCGCCCAGATCCCCCGTATTACGGCAGCTGCGTTGACCGATGAGGAAGAGGTCAGCATCCATATCAACGGTCAGCGATGGGACTGCGTGTGCGATGGTTGGCAATCGAGCCAGAGCTTTGGCCGCGAGTCTGCAACGCTGACGGGCCGCTCGCGTACCGCTTACTTGTCGCCGACCCATGTATTGGCGCAGGCGGTGAGTGAGCCTGCTGCCGCGACCATGGCCCAGCTGGCGGCCGCCGTATTACCGGTGGGTTGGACGCTGGATTGGCAAGCGGCTGACTGGTTGGTGCCTGGCGGGTTCTTTAGCCTGGATAACCAGACCCCGATCGAGGTAGTCAGGTACCTGGCCGAGGCGGCCGGTGGCTTTGTGCTGCCACACCAGCGCAACCGCCATCTGGTCATCAAACCGCGTTACCCCACCGTGCCATGGCAGCTTGATACTGCTCAGGCCGATGTGGCGATCCCCCGCGCCATCATTACCACCCTGGGCAGTGACTTCCAGCCAGGTCATGCCGCCAACGGGATCTGGGTCAGCGGTGGCCACCAGGGCATCAGTGCGCGGGTGGTGCGCCAAGGGACCGCTGGCGAGCAACAAGCGCCGACCATTACCCATTCGCTGGTATGTGATGTGACGGCAGCCCGTGCCCAAGGTGTGGTGGGGCTGGCCAAGACCATGCCCAGACGTACCCAGACCATCGAGCTGCCGTTGTCAGCTGATACCGGGCTGATCCTGCCGGGCGCATTGCTCGCAGTGGATGGTTGGAAGGGTTACAACCGGGGCGTCAGGGTCTCTGCTGTGTTGCAGAACCGGGCCATGACGGTGCGCCAACAACTGAGTGTGGAGCGATTTGTATGAACCTGTTTAAGCGATTCCTGGAGCTGGTGCCCGGCGCTGACCCCTTGCTGGTCGGTACCGTGACAGCAGTTGGTACCACGACCACCACTCTCACCGCGTTGGCGGGTGGAACGGTCACAGTACGGGGCATCGGGGTAGCCATCGGCAAGAAGGCGTTTTACAGGGGAGGAGAGTTGGCAGGAGAGGCCCCTGACTTACCCACCTTTGAGCTTGTGGTGTAG